TTCTTCTTGCGCCTTCTTTGATGGCTCTTCTTGCGCCTTCTTTGATGGCTCTTCTTGCGCCTTCTTTGATGGCTCTTCTTGCGCCTTCTTTGATGGCTCTTCTTGCGCCTTCTTTGATGGCTCTTCTGTTGGCCTAAATGAACTTCTTGTTCTTATTTCTGGACTTGTATTTTTAGAGTCAGATTCTTTAGAGTCAGATTCTTTAGAATCTTTTGGCTCCATAGGCTGTCTAAATCTGTTTATATATTTAAGTTTATTGCTAAATACAGGGAAATTACCAGTACTTAAAGGCTCCCTTTGTCTTTGTTTTTTCAGTGCATCAACTCTTTTTTCAAGTTCTCTTCTTGATAAAATTGGATCGTTTTCTAATTCAATTCTTAAATGATCTTTTAAATGATCATAAACAGATTTATTTTTATTTTTTTGTGTTGGTAAAATTCTTTTTAGCATTTCTATTCTTGGATCACCCAATCTTAAAATCATTGGATAATCAACGCCATGTTGTGCAGCAAGAGATCCAATTCTTGCACTTCTTTCTGAAACTCCGCCGCCATAGATGTTCCATGCATCTTTTTCTTGAGTTGTTAATTCATGCCATTGTTTTTCTTTAGTTGGTGGCTTTGCGTAGTCAAATTTGGGTTCTAAATCAGCAGGATTTACCTTAGGATTTGCCTTTGTGCTTGGCGGTTTTTCTTTTTCTTTTTCTTTTTCTTTTTCTTTTTCTTTTTCGTTGTCAATGATAATTGGTTTTATATTTTTAGGACGGACAATTTTTTCTTCTTCTGGGGTGAGCGAGTAGCTAATTTTTGGCATTTCATATTTTTTATCTGGTTCTTTAGCAAATATATCTTTTAATTTTTGCTTGAGAATATTTGCGTGACTATCAATTATTTGAATAATTCTGAGATTTGGAGTTCCTTCTGGGAGATTTTCTTCATTGATTTGGTTTTCAAGATTTTCACAGACTTCACGCAAATTTTTATAATCATTGAGTGAAAGTTGTAATGTTTCTTCTCTTATTCCTTCTGTTTTAGGAACACTTTGTCCTAAAACATCACCATATTTATTTATCCATTGGTATGGATTGTCTGGATTATGTCTACCATACCAAACATTAGAAAGAAGATTCTTGAATCGGTCCCACATGCCTCTTTTGGCTGGTTTTGCGCCTGTGATTATTTCTCTTTTTAATTCACCAGCCCAATCATCAACCATTTGGTCAATAATTTTTGAAATATCTGGTCCAATCGTGGCATCTTCTTTATAAATGCCACGAAATTCATCAAAGGTCAACATATAATTAGCTCCTTATAATTATATATTAATTTTTTCAAGATTGTTCGCTAATATACTCGCCAATTTTTTTCAATGACATTAAACAAGAATCAAAGCGATGAAAATCACTTGAAATGTATTCTAATGCTATTTCGTCAAATTTGTCTGCAACCACATCATCGACTTCAAAGTAAATTGCTTTACCACGTTTGCCAACAACTTTATATTTGTGCATAAGAATATAAGCGGCAGCGCCAAGATCAGTTACAAAACGATAATTTTGTGGATTGAAATTGTATTCGCCAATTTTCTTTAAGCTCATGATACAAGCATCGAATCGATGGAATTCACTTGATAGATAATCAAGTGTAAGTTGATCAAAATGTTCAACTGCATGTTTTGGGTCAACGACAAAAAAAATGTCCCTGCCTTTTCTTCCAACAACCTTCAAATCATGCATTAGAAGGTAAGCGGCAGCACCTAAGTCGCTGACGCTCCTCTGATTATATTTCATTCTTTGCCTTTCTTTTCACTTCGATGAGGATTCTGCGGCTATCAAGCATCCTCTGCTAACCGAGTACAATGGGTCAGCAGGCTTGATGACATTGCCAATTTTTATTGGCAATTCAACCCCGCCAAGGGTTTCCTTAAATATTTCTGTAAATCCATTAGGAGAACTGGTTCCACCAGCGATTACCACATCAATTTCACCATCAGTCCTGACAGATTTATTGATGTCTGAGAATCCTTTTTTAAGTCCATTAACAGTATGCTCAATCATAAGCCTATACTGAGTATGAATTGCTCTTTCAATAAGATTATTAGGAGATTTAGATAAATCTATTTTAGTTTTTTCTTTATTGATAAATGAAATGCTTTCGCCAGTAGCTTTAGCTGCCTGACGATCAATCCAGTCTCCTGAGTTAACAATTGCGAAGCTAAAGACAGGACTGCCGTACATTGCATAGCAAACATTTATCATTCCTGCTCCAAAACTTGCGGCAATACCCGTGAATGCCTTCTTACCAAGTTCTGCATAAACCAATGCTAAGGCTTCGTTAATTGGATGAGCATCTACTCTATATCCTGTTTCATTTTTATAAGCATTGAAAATTGCTTGTAGAATTCTCTGATGATAATCAGCATCGGTGTCTTGATTAACGGCATTAGCTGGAACACAATAATACAATATTTCGCCGTCTTTTTTAACACCTTCAATCAAGTTGTGCATCATGATGCTCATGATTTGAAAAGCATCTTTTTCTTTTGGATTAACACATCCGTGAGTCATTGGGCGTTTGAGTTCCAATGCGCTCATTGTATAAGTCATTTCAACTGCTGCTTCACCAAGTGCGTATGCTCTTTTTTCAAGTTCAATCAGTGGAACTCCAGCTTGTTTCATCATGTCAAAAACAAACCTGTTTTCCAAAGGCATTTCAAGAAAAGCATTTACTTGACGATTATAAGTAAAGTTTCCTTCTTCATTTCTACGACAAAAAACAAGATTGTAAGTTCCAACGTCCATTGAACAAGCCATTTGATTACTCCTTATGATTTCTTTCCAAATTCAAATTTAGGTGTAGGACCAAAATCAGGAATCTCCCAATTGGGACTGTTTTCTTTTGTTTCTACATTAGATTTTTTAACAATAGATGATTCATTAGAAACAAATAAAGCATCTGATGTTTTTAAATTTTCGCTATTCAAATTAATGTTTAATTCAAGTGCTATTGTGATGTGCAACTCACCATCATCAGCAATAACCTTAACACTATTTGGCTTCAATAAGTTAGCCAAGTTTCCTCCAAACATACCTTTATCAACATTATAGTTAGTTTTATAAATATAAAAATTAATCAATAACACCTAAACTAATCTTATTATTCCATGGCCATTTATTGAACATTTCTCTGATACCAGTTTCTATTGAGTTAAAACTCAATTCCGTCAAACATGGCTTTAATTCTTTGTTTGTTTTTGGGCATAACTTAAAATTATAACATGGTCCACAATCCCAATCACCATTGTCTTTATGTTTTTGAACCAAAACAAAGTCATAATACTTACCATATGTTTTACCATTTGCAAACGTAAATATTCCAAGTAATGGTTTCTTTAATCCACCAGCCAAATGAAATGTCGAAGTGTCAACTGATATGACATAATCAGATACAGATGTATAATAAATCCAATCAAATAAGGTCGTATTGCAAATTGTTTGAATTCCTAAATTTTTCATTTCATCATTTTGATTTTTCTCTAAAACAATTACATTATAATCTTCTAAATACTTTGCAATTTTTTCTATGTGTTTTGGCAAAAGAGATTTTGTACTAATTGCTGATTTTGGTGAAAAAATAATAATTGGGCGGTCTTTTTTTATTCTGAATTTTTCAATTTTTTCTTTATATTGTTCTTTTATTTTATCATTAAGATTGAAGTGCAATTCGTGATCTTCAATTTCAAATCCACAATAGAGTGACCATACTTCAGCACGATTTCTAGTGCATTCTGATCCTTTATTTGTTTCGTATTTATTGGCTATTTTTACATCGGTTTGGTAAAAAACTATGTAGTCTTCTTTTTTAACTTCCGATGGACTTAAAATACGATCAATATAAGGGTGATCTGCAACGACATCTGCATATTGAGGTAAACAGCAAAAATGTATTTTGGCGTCTTGAATAATTTTTTTCACATCGTGAAAAAGCATTCTGTGAATAATTACATCGCCAAGGCCTCCCCAGTCTGAAATAAATAAAATGTTATTTCGCTGTTCAGCAAATTTTTTCAAAGACATATTACCAATTATCATAAATTAAAATAGTTAAACCCAGTCAGAGACTAACTGGGTTTATTTTTTTAATTTATAAAATGATTAGCTTTGGCAGGTAGATTTAATGGAAACAATAATTTGAACACTTTGATCGTTGCCACTGTCGTTGTCAAAATTCAATTTGGTTACTGCAAGGTCGCCGTAATTGAAAACTTGAGTGTCTCCAGCCTTGAGATCAAATATAGCTCCAGCTAAACCATTAAGCTTTACACGAATGTCGCCACCGCTAGCATCTGTTGAATTAATCTGAACAAAGTTAGCAGGTGAGCCATAATCGCCAATTATATCAGCTTCGTTAGCTGCAAAAGCAGTTCCATCATTTACAGATATAGTGTAAACACTTGGGTAATTATTTTCTTCTTCAATTTCACTATAAATCGATCCATCATCTGTAACAACTTCAATGAATGCTTGATCATAGGAAGCTTGAGGGTAAGCAAATTTTTTCCAATAATTGCAATCAGTAAATGTTTCACCATCAGTCAATTTTCGATATATTTTCTTGGGGCCTGTAACATATACAGTGCGCTGAATGGATGTTGCGAATACTGCTGTAGTCGCAGGATTTAAATCCAAAACACCTTGTTGTGTGTTATTTAATTTTACTCTGAATACGCTCATTTTTCTCCTTGGAGTTTTATAAGGAACGATCCCTACCTCTTATATATTTATGCACGATAACTTCATTAGTTAATCTATATTTAATATTTCTGTGCATGGAAACATCATCTTAAATAAATTTTCACCAATTCCAGTTGGAATTAATGTAATTTTTTTCCCTAAAGCGGCTGCTTCGTAAACTTGTTCATTTTCTATTCCAATTACCCAAGAATAATTTTCAAATGGTTGATTAATATCGACTTTACAGTTTCTTGACTCAACATAATTAATGATTGATTTTATTTTGTTATAACAAAGTTTTTTGTTTGGATAAGATCCTTGTGAAAATAAAACGGCTTTACCGAAATTAGAAACCTCGCTGACAATTGGTTCTATTTTTATTTCTGAATCTTCCATAAATTTTTCAATTGGATGATTTTTACCATTGTAACTTATCTCATTAATATAAGCGAATTGTTTTTTATTTTCCAATAAATCAGTTTTAGATAATGTTCTTGGTTCATTTCTGAATAAATATGTCATGTCGTCTTTGCTGGAAAGATAAATCTCTATATCAGGAAAATTTTTTTCCATTAGAGGCCTAAGTAAACGAAGTTGAATAATATATTCTTTGGAATGACCAAAATAAGCTATACAATATTTATTTTTTATTTTAGCGTATTCGGTTAGTGAAATCATATGGAAAAAAACTCCGATCAAATAAGTAAGACTGTGGTAGCGTTGCAAGATTTTGTTAATGAATTTGGCCCCAATGATGAATATACCAAATTAATCATGGAAGTTCTTTTAGAAGAACTTTTTACAAAACCACATACTAATTATAATCAACCAAAAGAAAATTAGGATAAAAATGGCTAATAAATTATCGTCTGCTATTTATATTTATCTCGTCAAAAGAGATAAAGGTTCTGTTCGCATCTTACTTAAAGTGACTGGAAAACCAATAAATGCATCAAGACTTGAAGAAACACAAACATTAAATCTACCAGTTGATTGGAAAAACCAACTGGATCAAATTATTTATGATAATCGTATGTTATGGGAACCTTGGATAGAATCATCTGGATCTTTTGCAGATTTTCGGGCCGCACTGAAAACACGAAAATATTTAAATATCCCACTTACAGCACAGCCCGAAATTAGTTCAACTATAGCCACAACAACCATAATTAACACGTCATCTTTTGCCAACAAAAATACTATGATTCGTAAAGCTTAATCATCAGATATTTTAAGATGCATACGATGAATCATAAAAGAACCACTATCTACAGAGACATACATGTAGTGACCATTCTCTTCTGTGATTTTTCCACCATTTTTTTTGAAGTCCTTGGCAACTTCCAATAATTCACCATCTTGGGCTTCTATTCTTGAAATTAATTTTTTCAGGGGAATTTTTGATTCTACCTGTATGCCAATCATATTAGATTTATTTGCGTCCTGCTGTTGTGACATCCATTTTTTAAAATCACTAAAATTAAACGGACCAAATGGATCATCACTTTTAAAATTCCATTTATTCATATTTTTCACCACCTTGTTGAAAAAACGGAAGGATATCTTCCTCACTTATATATGTAGCATGTTTGTATTCTTGACTACTAGAATGATCACATAAAATTGTTTTATAATAAGGATGATTTTTTAACCAATAAAATAATCCATCAATTATACCATGAGCAATACTTTGTTGAGGATATTCATATAATCCATTTTTTAAATTTATAGAATTTTGTCTTTCTGTTTTAAAACTATCATCACAACAAAACAAAAGTATCTTTTCTGCGCCAAATTGATATGCTAAAGATATTGCAGCACAAATAGGATTTCTATAATCATCAACTTGCCAATGAACATCTTTCAATCCAATACTTGTATAGTTTTTTTCATTAACAGGATAATATCTATACTTAGATCCTCTGTAAGCAGATAAAAACTTATGATTTGTTCTGCACGAGGCAATACATTTCGGCAAAACTCTCCCTCTTCTCGGTAAATATCGAATGCACTCGTCAAATGGATTGTTGACAACATACCAATTTAAAGATCTTTCCGAAATATTCCATTTGGCCAAAGATCCATTAACACCTATGATTGTAGTGTCCTTGGGAAGTTTAGATAGAATATTTTGCTTTTTTATGAAATCATAACCATCTGAAACAATAACAACATTGTTAAAAGAAAATTTTTCTGAATCTATCCAAGTATATTTCTCAAGATTGTTTTTTGTTTCATTCTGCAAAAACATAAAAGTGTCTTTGTTTTCAATGGTTTTATTTAAATCAATATAAGGAATTTGTTCTAAAGTTAAATTCCTCACCCACATACCTTCCTTGGTTAGAAAATATTGATTGCCATCAGGAGTTTTTTTTATTCTTTCTGTCATAAACTAAAATAGTTTTTTACGCTGGTTTATTACAAGGAACCAATGCAAAACATGGCTGATCACCATTTTCTCCAGTAAGTTTGCTAATGTCTAAATTGATTTTAACATCAATAGGCGCACCTCTATAAACCATCTCAATCTCAGGCTTGTCTGGCATAACAAGTTTGATCTCAGACGGCGCACCAGTTAATTCAATTGACGATGGAATACCAACAACTTGAATCCTTTCAGGTATTCCAGAAGCATCAATTTTTATCGTCGGCATTGAATCAGGAACTTCAAGTTTAATTGAACTAGGTAATTCAAAAGTATCAAGCTTTATTGAACTAGGTAAATTTGTTATAACTAAATCAATCGTTGTCGGTAAATTATCAGCATTAATGTTTATTTGAGTAGGCAATGGAACTTCTGGACCAATAATTCTAATGTCCGAAAAATTAGGAGAATCAATGCGAATCATCGCAGGAACATCATGAATAATTCTAATGTCTGGAATTTCAGGCATTTTTATAATAATTTCTGAAGGAATTCCTAAATCATCACTTTGAATTTGTACTGGTTCAATCGGACTAAAAACACTTTCCTCTGAAAATAAATTGTTTGGCTTCATAAAAGGCGTAGCACTTGGACACTGAACTGTAACAACACAACTTACAGTCGGAGGTGAATCCCAAACAACTGATATTGTTGGCGCACCAGAGAAACTGACTTCAATTGGACCCAAGCTCGGTGCAGGACCAAATGTAACCACCAATGGAGGAGCAGGACCAAATGTAACTGGACCTAATGCAGGCGCAGGACCAAATGAAACTGGACCCAATGCAGGCGCAGGACCAATAGGAATAGGACTAAAAGCTGGCGGAGTTCCAAAAGGAATGGGACTGAATGTAGGCACACCTTCAAAAGTAATAGGCTCAAATGTAGGCACGCCTTCAAAAGTAATAGGCTCAAATGTAGGCACGCCTTCAAAAGTAATAGGCTGAATTATCGGCGGATCTTCAAAGGCAATAGGACCAAAACTTGGCGCACCATCAAATGATATTGTTATTTCACTTGGTATATCATGAACTACTTCTATGTAATCTGGTATATCATCTTGAACACTTATGTCTGTAGGTATATCATCATCTACTATAATTTGTTCTGGTATATCATCATCTACTGTAATTTCAGTAGGAATTTCAGGTACAATTAATTCAATATTAGGAATTTCAGGTACAATTAATTCAATATTAGGAATTTCAGGTACAATTAATTCAATATTAGTAATATCAGGTACAATTATTTCAATATTAGGAATTTCAGGTACAATTAATTCAATATTAGGAATTTCAGGTACAATTAATTCAATATTAGGAATTTCAGGTACAATTAATTCAATATTAGGAATATCAGGTACAATTAATGTAATTTCAGTAGGAATATCATCAAAAACTGTAATTTCAGTTGGAATATCAGGAACAACTACTGTGATTGTATCTGGAATATCAGGAACAACTACTGTGATTGTATCTGGAATATCAGGAACAACTACTGTGATTGTATCTGGAATATTAGGAACAACTACTGTGATTGTATCTGGAATATTAGGAACAACTACTGTGATTTCAGTTGGGAAATCAGGGAATCCAACTATTGTTATTTCAGTTGGGAAATCAGGGAATCCTACTATCGTTATTTCAGTCGGAAAATCAGGGAATCCTACTGTAATTTCAGTCGGGAAATCAGGAACTACTACTGTAATTTCAGTCGGAATATCAGGAACTACTACTGTAATTTCAGTCGGAATATCAGGAACTACTACTGTAATTTCAGTCGGAATGGTAGGACCAACTATTGTTATTTCAGTCGGGAAATCAGGAACTACTACTGTAATTTCAGTTGGAATATCAGGAACTACTACTGTAATTTCAGTCGGAATGGTAGGACCAACTATTGTTATTTCAGTCGGAATGGTAGGACCAACTATCGTTATTTCAGTCGGGAAATCAGGGAATCCTACTATCGTTATTTCAGTCGGGAAATCAGGGAATCCTACTATCGTTATTTCAGTCGGAATGGTAGGACCAACTATTGTTATTTCAGTTGGGAAATCAGGGAATCCAACTATTGTTATTTCAGTTGGGAAATCAGGGAATCCTACTATCGTTATTTCAGTCGGAAAATCAGGGAATCCTACTATAATTTCAGTCGGAATGGTAGGAACTACTACTGTAATTTCAGTTGGAATATCAGGAACTACTACTGTAATTGTATCTGGTATGTTTGCATCTGGTATGGATATTATAGAAGGTATGTTTACATCTGGTATGGATATTATGGAAGGTATGTTTACATCTGGTATAAATATTGTAGAAGGTATAAATGTTGTGGGCGTAAATGTTATTAGTGATGGAATAATTATTGTAGGTAAAAATGTTACTGTTGATGGAATATTTATTGGACCAACAGGTCCAAAATTTAAATAAGGAAATACAATTGGTGGAATTGGTAGTATAGAAGATGGAACAGTTATATCTGGCAGAGTTATTGGTGGAAAGTCTGGTATTGTTGGTATAGGAATTTCAAATGCTGTTTCATTTGCTGGCGTATTAGGCTCTGTTGCAACATTTCTTTGAATTGGACTTTGAACAATAGAACACTTATTGTTAGTTACTGTCACAATTGGGTCTATTGTTGAATTTATAGGATACCTATGCGTACCAGTAGTGCTTCCAGTTGTGAATTCACCATCGCCGAAATCAAGTCTATAACTTGTAAATATTCCTGTTATCGTTATGCTATAACGAGCCAATATTCCAGTTACAGGATTATTTTCAATAGTTAAAAAATCAAATACGATATCTGGGCAAGAAAAATCATCAAAAATAATTTCGAGATTTTGAAGGTTTCTAATTCTCCAGTCAAGTGTTGTTGTGTCTGGAGTAAAATTATAACCTATAAAATTTTCAATTTTTACAATTGCATCAACAATTTGATTGTGATGTTCAGCAATTACAAATCCACGAACTTCGGATGATGCGGGAGTTTTCTTTGTATGTGTGCCACCAATGTTTCTAGAGCATCTTTTGAATTTATTTATTTTTCCATTACTGTCTTTATCAACAGAGTCATAGTAAAAAAGTTCGCCGTCTATGTTTGCAAAGCCATTTTCTGCCCATATTTCAAGATCGTTTTCAGCTACTGGCTTTATTGATATTTCTTCAGACCAAGGCAGATTTTCCTCGGTAGTAACTGTTTCTGATGTATTGTATACTAAGAACAATGTACGATTACTATCGTAGTTCTTAGGATAAATAGGTACTGGCGGGAAATATGTTGCCACTTTTGATTTCTTTCCTTAAATTAGTCAATTTATTTATAATTACATTGATCAAAAAATAGTCATATTCCATTGAATTCCAGAAGGTCTACTTGTGATGCTGCTAAATGTAGTATCAGTTTCATTAAACTTTATAAATGCCTTGGTACTATAGTCGAAGCTTAAATATGCTAATTTATCGCCATCAGATGTTGCGAGTAATTGTTGATCTTCGTTATCATACCCAATTACAGTTGAGTCTTGAATTTGTCGAAATTGAGGAGAATTAATACCGGGACCACCTGTTGTCCAGACACCTGTTGTTGGGTTGTAAGCAGAGACTGCTCCTGAATTGTTAAAGAAATAAACACCACTACTTAATGGCACCAATTGACCTTCTACTTTTGATGTGCCTGTCATATCAACTAATTTTCTTATATCAACAAAAGGTTCAGATGTGTTTCCACTAGTTTTATAGAAACTTTTAACTCTAAAAAATGATCCAGTTCCTTGGTTTCTTAGAAAAAACCCAGAATCACCATACCAAGCACTTCGATAAACGCTCATGTGTCCTTGTGTTGGTTCTCCTGAGATGTCATAAGTAACCTCATTTTCTTGTAGTTCATCGGCACCATTCTTATAATTTGATGCCGTTAAAGTTAAAGATGGATTGATTGCCGATAAGTCATTAAGTGTAACCACATCTTTGCTTTGATTGGTTGGTGAAGTATTTGATGGTATTATTCCTGAAACTCCACCAAGAATAAAATAAATTTTTTCCAAAGATGCTAAGGAAACCCAATTCCAAGGACGTTGTATATTAGTTCCTGCTTTATCAAAACCAGTAGTGTAAATTTGTGTGAATCCATTGAATTCACTACTATAAATCTTTTCATTTAACACACTGCTTCCAGCTGGTCTTCCGCTTGCCCAATATAATATTCCTGTTCCAGCATTTCCAGATGTTGCGGAAGTTCTAGGCGCAAAACCAACATTCTTGTTGAATTCTCGCCTTTGCTGAGTTGAATTTGAAACTGGGTTTGAAACTGTATCAATTAAAAATGATTCATCAACATTAATTGTTAATGGCGCAACAGTTGATTTAAATGTTTCGCTTAATAAGCCAAATTCTGAAACAGATACTTGAGTTTTAGTGCTGTTATAAATCCAAATCCATAAATTAATTTTCTCAACAATATCAAATGCATTGTCATAAATTGTTATTTTATAAGATCCAAATTCTGTATCAGTTCTTAAAATTAAATCATAAGTTCCACCGATACTATAAACTGCTCTTGCTGTGTTGGAATTTCCATGAGCCAGATCATCAGATAAAGACCATGTATAATTTTGAATTGGATCAACAATAGATCCTGACACAATTTTTTCGCCGCCATATGTTACATTAGGAGTATTGGGATTTTCTCCTGAAGGTATATAAATATCGATAATTGAATTAATTGGGGAACGAATAACTGGAGTTGTTGTATAAGGTCCGCCATTCGGAGATCCACTTACTGATATAAATTGATTTGCTCTGCTGACAAATGATATGGAAGCATCGGATGGGGCTGGAAACCTAGCTGATATTAAATCGTCAAATATAACGGAATCTTCTCCAAAATCGTTGATAATTGTAAGTTTAACTGTATAAATTCCCGGTTCAGTATAAACTTTAGTAATTGATTCTCCATCGATATCATCGACAATGATGTTGGAAATATATTCTGGAACATATGATGTTAATGAAATTGTTGAAGGTGCAACAGATATTATTTCAAAAGTTTCTATTCCAGAAATAATAGAAACAGCAGAAATAACGGATGATGTATTGTCTCCAAAATCCCAAATGTGTTGAACATTTTGAGAAGTCCCATCAGTTCCAAGTCTAAAACTTTGATCTGTAAAGGTTACTGTTAGAGGAGCTAATCCTGTTCTGGCATCTACTTTAAACCATGCTTTTGGCTTAAGTGCAATACTTCTTAGATAATTTATTCTTTGCTCAATTGTTCCTTCAAGAGGTCTTTGAGAAATTTCACCTTTTTTACCAGCAAATTGTTCGATTGCAATTATTGCATCTTTAATTGTATTATGGTGTTCAGCCATTACATTTTGAGTGACATTAGTAATATTTTTTGGTTTCACCATATCGGTAAAACCTTCTAAAATAGTCAGGCCATCAAATGTCGTCAGTGTTCTTGATGTGTAATAAAAACTTATTGCCCTTAATTCTGCATCACTACATTGTTCGGTTAAGGTGATTATTCCAGAGTTATTGAAACGGCGCATAGTCGTTTCGTCGCCAAGAATTGTGATGCTAGTGTCGCCGGGATTATAATCTTCTGCTAATCTTACTCTAAGTCCATCACTTACAAGGTAAAGATTAGAATTATTATCATATGTATTTGGATAATTTATAGCCATTAATCCACCACAACCTTATTGCTTAAAAAAGCTCTTTGTAATTGTTGATTTTCAAATAAAATCAGTAATGACGGTTGATAATTTCCGGGTTTATCGTAAACATAAGAAGTGTAATGTATATTTGGATTAAATTCAGCAATACTTTGATTTTCTATTTGAATTCCATTACTTGTGCCTTCTCCGTCAAAAACCCAATATCTTTGTAGAATGCTGCCATCTGTTTGATCAACAAAATTAAATTTTGTTGCCATATTTGGATTTCCCAATTCAGTTGCAGTTTGAAGCGATACTCCAGAACTTGGGGTAATATAATAAAATGGCGGAACAGTTGTTTGATCAATCGTAATATATAATTTCTTTTCTGAAACACCTTGAGCGCCAAGAGCAGTAATTATATTTAATTTTACCGAATAAGTTCCTTCTTTGATGTAAGCGTGTGATGGAGATTTTTCAACAGAAGTTGTGCCATCTCCAAAGTCCCAAAGATAACGAACAACTGGCCCAGTGCTAAAATTCTGAAAACGTATTTTTGTATTAGGTGGACCCTTAGTTGGAAATGCACGAAAAATAGCTCTTGGTGCTAAAAATTTATTTTCTTGTTGCTTAAGAATTCCATTTAATGAATCAGGTGCTGGATTTGATATAAGACCAAGATTGTTTTCTATATTTAATATTGCGTCTTTTACAGAATTATGATGTTCAGCAAAAACAGCATGTAAAACACTACTGCCCATTTTCCAAGAATTTTGTTTTGACCCTGCAAAACCACGAATTATATTACGAAAAACACCTTGGCTTTTGTTTTCGTAATAAATCATTTCACTATTGCCAACTTTACCAGCAGGTGGACCAATTTTAATAATACCACTATTTGGAAACAAATCATTATTGTCAACAACGACAAATTTAGCAGCATAAGTCAATGAATTCTTTAACTTTGTTTCTGCATTATTTTTTGTTTCGTATAATTGATATCTTGAATCAATTGATTGTGGAAACAAAGAAAGCGAGCCAGTAGTATAGCCTGCATCGTATGAAGTTATTTTTGTTACCGCCATCAATTCCCCTTGTCTACTTGCGCTTCAATATTTCTTGTTTCAAACTTTTTAGCTGTATCGGTAATTTTCTGTAATAGTTCATTTTGTTTAAGATTAAGAGTTTGCAGTGTTTGTTGTTTGATTTTAACATCATCTGGCAAAGCTATAATTGTCTCGACAATTTCCGAATCAATTGAACCTTGAGTTAGAATTTTAAGATTAATTTTTTGACTTAATTTCTCATGCCAATATTCTTTTTGTGATTCTAGATCATCAAAATGTTTTATAGGTTCTATTTTTTCCAGATTCTTAAAAACTTCAAGGAAAAATTTACATTCTTCTTTTATGCCACGTTCCCTTTCTGCTAGTTCTTTAATGCTTATTTCTAAAGAATTCTTTTGACGCTCTGCTTGGCGGACTTTTATTTCACTTTCTTTTAGAAATAGTTCTGCCAAAAATTCATCAGAAATTTTATGATTTTTCATATCATATAAAATTCTCTTAACACTAATATCTAGTATTTCAATCTTATCTTTTAAATCATCGTTTTCGAGAACAATATTTTTTAAACTTTCGCTTCTTGTCTTCAGTTCACGCAAACATTGCCACATTTTTGATTGAAGAGTAGGCTCTTTTCCAATAAGAAAATATTTCAATTGGAAATAACTATGTCTTTGATTGATATTATTGGTCTTGAGCAATTCATCAATCTCATCTTTCATTAAATTCGCTTCACTCATTTTATTCTCCAATTAACACATCTTGCTTCCAACAATAGCTCTGAATTTACAGCCATATTCAATCGCATTCATGGCCCATTCAGCTTTAATTAATTCTAATTTACCTTCGTCTGCGATTTCTCCAATTTCCTTGAATGTTTTTTTATTCATAAACAAACCATTCAAGGTTGCTTCTATAAAGTTATGTTTTTTTTCTGCCACAGGAAACAAAATATCTTTTTCGCTGCCAACATAAAAACTAAACTTCTCATCGAGTCTTGGACGAACATTAGTACCAGCAAAAATTAAAAAAACCCAATCCAATGGCGCATGACGCATCCCAACATTAATTAGCGATGTAATTGTTTCTTTGCCTTTGTATGTCGGACAATGTTTTTTAATTTCTAGTATTTCTTCTTTGCTGGCAGATGAATCTGTCACGCATATATGACTTATATTAGGATAGTGATAATTAATAGAATTAATTGTAACTTTAATCATATTCAATGCATTTTCAGGCGCAAGAATCACAAAGCATGTTTTTAAAGATTTTAATGTAAAACTCTTAATGATGAAGCACCTCTCTTAAAATAATAAGAGAAACGATTCTTCATATTCAAATTATTAAATTGAAAAACTATTTATTGTGTCAACTTTATCAAATCCCTCATCTGGATTTACCTTTTGAAAACTAGAAATCATCCTGTTGACAATATCTTCGCCAATCGTTTTACTACCGCCTTGTGATTTTATTTTTTCACTACGAGATCTCATTCGATTAAATAATGTTGTTAAATCAGAATCTTGCATCGTAAAAACAACCGCTCTTTTGAAATAATCTTTATTTTTTACATAATTTAAACAATTTTTTCTAGAATCATATGTCATATTTGTCATGTCAACAACTACATTCTTGCCAGAATCAATCGCTTCTTTGAATTTTTGCTTCAGAATTTCATTGATTCTATCATTGGCATTTTGAATTTTATCATAAACATATTTTGTCCATCTCATGTATTTGGGAGCCTCTTTAACAACACCATATTGCTCCATCCCTTGTACAGAAGCATTTAAAGATGCATCTGGCGGAGGATAAGCAAACATATCATCATATGTCATGCTCATAGAAGATGATACTTCATTGACAATATCATCTCTATTAACGACAAATACATTTTGAGGCGCAAATTTTTGAGCAATATAAGTGCTTTTACCAATTGCAGGAGGACCAATTAAAACAACTAGTTCTAATTTTCCTTCATTATTTTCAGTGCCGAATTCATCTTGAGAAATGGACTCGTAAAGAATGGCATCTTTATTTTTGATCCAGTTCAAAAATTTACTCATTTTTTATCCTCATGTGACACTGACATCAAAATCAATCCTAATTATGTCATTGTAACTAATTGCTGTTGATAAAGCAAATGTACCTAATAAATGATTAGGAGTAAACTTGTTTGCCGTCCATACAGTTACTTGTTGGTTAGGAACATAAACATCATATTCAGAATTAATTCTAATGCCATTAATGAAAACACGAAGACTGTCTTCGATGTAAGGAGTTGATGCCCCTGTAACAGAATAGTTTAAATAATTACTAGTAATGGGTTCAAGATCATAATAATGTCTATGTGCATATTCTAAAGAAAACTTTATTTCTGGCTTTACAGAATTTGGCGCTTCAAATGTCCATTGTATTGAACTTGATTCAATAAGATTCAACGAATCAATTGATCCATCACCAAATGTAAGAATCAACGATGGTGTGTTAACATCAATGGTTAATTTGGTTGATTCATCGGCAATAATGGCCAGCTTATTTCTTTCAGCTTCAAGCATTCTGACAAAAGGAACAGGATTGGATATCAAAGGGTATCCAAGCTCCTGATAGGTCAATAAATCGCCTGCACTGATTGTTTTTGCTCCATCTGTATGTTCAGCAATATTATGTAAAGATTCGTCAACAGCAACAGAACTTAAATTGCCATCTTCTTGAATTGATTGATTTAATCTATTGGCAAGTGTGCCAACAGTACCTGAACAATTTCTAAGAATTTCTTGGTGTACATTAACTACACCATTAATCAATTCATCACGATCTGCCAGTGTCTTTAAAGGCAGATTGTCATATTCCCAATGATAAGGCTGATTGCTTTGATATTGTGGAACTGGAAGGCTATTAAGGTCCGGCATTTTTTCTCCTCAATTATTTAAATAAAACTCAAAGTCCAATTCCAAATAATGCTCATTTCACTCGTTTTGGTCAAATCTGGAAAAGAAACCATGCTGTAAAGATCACCATTGGCCATTTGTAAGGCCATTTCATTCAAAGTTTCTCCAACAGCATCGCTAGTTGTAAGTACTGATGTTAAAGTAACTTGAGAAGGAATCTCAGGATCTAGAGCCGAAATTACTGGCTTTACTGAAACTGGAGATCCTGAAAACAAACCATTTCTACTGGCATTAACATATTTAAGATTGCCGCCAGCAGTGCCTCCCGTACCAAAAATCATACGATTAATGTAATATTGGTAGTTACCTGTAAATTTGTTTGCCAAAGAAGCAGCCAAAGCCTCACGGCCACCGACTAAAACGGTATTTTTAAACTCAATGATTTTTTGTTCTCCCGAAGTATAGTTGATGATCATTTGAACATCACCACGGGTTTTAATTTTAGTACTGATGTCTGTCATATTTTTCCTTCTTCTTTCGATCCATTTGAATATTCAATTCTATAAGATATCACCTCGTTGTGTTTAATTAATTCATTTAGCATAGAATCATTTTTATTAGACAACGATGTAACCACTGTATCCAATGATTCTTCTGTTCCAGTAACAAAAGGACTTCCGTTCCTATTTATATTTTCAAAAGTATGTTCTGGCTGATTTGGATATGGCCCTTTAATAGTAGCACCTTTACTTTCATATTTATATATGCTTACAGTAGCAGGCGTTCCGCCATTAGAATATGTTGTCCAATAAGAATCTCTACCATATAGTTTAATTGTTGTGCTGCCAATAGGATCATTTCCATCAATATCTGCAATCCAATAATCTTCACCATTCACCTGAACAATATAATTTTCTTTAAAATTATTTATGATTGGATCTGTATAAGGTAGTATAGTATTGGCACCGTTTTGAATTCCAAAATTTGTTTCGTAATCAACACCAGAAATTTCAACATTTAATCCACGATGTGTCATGTAGCCAACAACATCTTCAATAAGTCTTTGATTTACCAATAAATTTGTTCCAACAATTGTGCCGCCAATATAACCAGAAATATAAAACTGATCATCTGTTCCAGTTACAAGACTTGTAATTTGATAATCAACTGAAGAAATTTTCTGATAAAAATTTGACCCTCTGATCATACTACTAATTGGCAATAAATCTGGATTATTTACAATTGTTCTTCCTCTGTTTGTAACAGTTAAAACACCAATTGTTCCCGTAGCCACTGCTGTCAATCCATTATAAATTGTATAAGTTAAACCACTAACAGAAGATGTTGGCATTGTACCATCATATGATAAAATTAATTTACCATTTGGATCAATATTCAAAATAGTATAATTAGTCATACTATAAGCTGGTATTTGAATCTCCCACGCCGAAACTGATGTTCCCTGATTAACATCAAATTGTGACTCAACGCCAAGATCGGCAAAATCTTTATCTGAATCTGTAAAAACAACATAATCATCTTGATAAATTTCACAAAGCGAACCATAATTAAAATTATCAATTACAGGATTGATAATCCTAAAAGCAAAAGAGCAAGTGCTTTGTGTTCCATCATATGCAAATAAATTATTACACTCATCAATAGGTTCAGTTGGCGATGTTGTAAAATGTACGATATTGTCTTCTACTCTATCGATAAGATATGATCCAATATATGATCCGCTAAGAATTTCCATGATGGCGCTCCCATCATTTCTCATTCCACGATTAGTCAATTTGGCAGAAGGACAATAAACTACAATGTCGCTATTATAAGCAGTTCCTGAAACGGAATTAACTATTTGTGTCTTATCCGCCAATTCATCTCTGAAAACACAATTGCTATTTGATAAATTATTTAAATTGCTTCCCTTCATTGTTCTATTAAAGTACACTTGTCCTTCACCTGAAATACAATATTGATTAATACTATGTTTAATTAAAACTTCAATATTTTCAATTGGTGATGTAATAAACTCTTGTAGACCTCCATAAAACCTAACTGTGTTTAGGACAGCATGAAATGGAACAAATTCCCTTATAACTTCATGAAACTCTCTAATTCTATCATCTGATATGTTTTCTATTTCGACATCAATGTTATAACTGCTACTAATGCAAGAAAAACATGTATCGACAAAGTTTTTATCAATATCACATGGTGCTTTGGAATTGCGAATACTGCCATTATATTCTTCCATATTGTAAATATTTTCACTATATGGAAATTCTGTTCTTACTTTACCATAAACAATAAAATCATGATAAGGATGTCTAGATGGTATAATCAAGTTGAACAAAACATCATCTGGCTCTATCCCACGAACATTCCAATTTTTAAGAGGATAGGTTTGATTTACTTCATCTCTATTATCAATTAATGGTAAAAGTCGAACGTAATCTTCAAGTGATTGTTCTGTTGGCGAAGGAATTGTCTGATACTGATATAAAACTCTTATAATGTCTCCAGCAACCAAAACAATTGGATCAACAAGAAGAGTGTCTCCAACCCATGTCATTGTTGTTACGCCATCAACAGTTGAAAATGTTACATAATCAGATGTTAATGTTGTGTAAAAATCACTATTGACTGGTCTAATGTAAAGTTCAAAATTATCATTATCCAAAGGAGTTATCAGTGTTTTTTCTAAAATAAAATCAAAACTTAAATTTTCGTATAAAAAAGATTCTTGCCAAGTGTATTTTGAAATTACTTGCCAAAGTTGCTTATAACTTACGAGTCTCATTCCAGCTTGAAAGAATGATTCTTCAAGTGATTTCCTTGTTCCTTTGGTTTTAAATAAAGGTATAGCACGTTTTATTTGACCACGCCATTTAGTTGGATCTGCTGTTTTTAATTTCAAGTTAAATAAATTAGCAAGATATGGAAGTAAAGCTTCGTGTAATGAATTAGCATCTTGTAAGTCAACAATTTGATTGGCAAGATTTTCAAGAGTTGTGAATCCCATCGCAACTGCTTGATTGAAATTATTCAAAACTATTGGTGTTAAATCTTTGTCGGAAATCATTGTCTTGAACATTTCAGGCGTATACTTTTCAAGCAATGTTTTATATTTTTCAGGATTAGTAAAATGTGTTGGTATACTTGTTGTGACTTGAGTGTTTCCAGCAAGAGAAAATCTTATATGTGATGATAAACTTGTCCCTCCAATTAAAGGCGTCCAAGTCCAACAAATAAAATAATCTCCTTCTCTGCAACCCAAAGGACTCCAAATATACTCGAATGTTCCTATCGTAGTTTTATTGTCAATAACAATTGGAGTTAGTATGTTATCTACATTTTGTTGTTGAGTAAACCAAATACCACTTGTTCCTGCTGTATATGAAATATCATTAAGATTAAAAGGAATTGAGAAAGTGTTAGCTGATATGTAGGTTATTACATATTCATCATCTATTGCAGGGACAGAATTTGAACCATAAATTAAAATCTTGTCTCCTGTATTAAGACCATGAGAAGGAGAGGTAATAATTGATGGATTAGTAGTGCTAATTCCTGTAATTTGCTTGCCTGTCAACCAAGCTGGATTGGTTGGAATTCCTACTATTTTTACAGGATTGGCTTGATCAAAGTAAAAAGAATTATTTGTTACAGTTTGTTCTGCATCTAATCTTAATTTTTTAGCTATTGATATGTTTTCAGAAGTTGGATTTAAACATGCGTTAACTTCTGCTGATTCCGCTAAAACTAATTTTTTAGGATCATAAGTTTTATCAGCATATTCATTTTGATTTCCACTTGAAAAGTTTCTTTCAACATAATAAATTGTGATATTATCAATTTTGTAAGGAAATGTTAAAAAACAACCATCTGCATCTGGTGTTTGCAGTAAAAATCTTACATCATCAGTAATTTTCGGATTTTGATCTAATTCTACTGGCACCACAACTCCTTATTCAAATGTAAACCCAATTGTTGTTACATCTGGACGAATGATTTCAAAAAATCTTGCGAGTACAATATTTCCACCATTATTTGGATCGTCTGTAGTAAATGTAATGTCTATATTCGTAATTTCCTTCAAATCAGAAAGAACTTTCGTAATATCAATTTCTTTTAATTGTTCGCCAAATTCCCAGTTAGAAATAGCAAAAAATTGATTTATCCTTCTTTGTATTTTAACTTTAAATTCTTCTTCAAATTTTTTGTACAAACGATCCATTGTTATATCAATAGTAATATCTACGGCTACGACAAAACCATTTCTAATACAAATAAAATCAGTAATCATTTTTACATTATTTAAATAATTTTCCAATGAAACTTTAAGATCACTACTTGCTTCTTGAAGGCCATCAACACCATTCCTAGCTAAAATATAAATGTCAATGATATTACCAGAACAACCATGATTTCTAAGAACAGCTGTACTTTTACCAATTTGACCTTGATATGGAGTCGCAAATTGATCAGTTAAAGTTTTATAGTCAAGGCCTGTTACTGCCCTGTTTTGTGATCTTGACCAAGCTGGTAACTTATTTCTAATATCATCAATTGTATCTCCATCATAACCAAATTCACCTTTAGTGTAATTTCTAAATGAAACGGGAATTCCATAAGGAATACCGGGAACATTGACAATAGCTTGTTTTTCAATGGTTCCACTGACAATGTTACCAACCGAACCACCACCTTGACGGTATACAATTAAAATATTACTTCCCTGATTGGGTATAAGTCCCGCTCTATTATTACCGAATATTACAAAAGCAGTATAGGTCGAATCATATTCAACTCTATACTCACGCCTAGGCTGAGAATCAGTGAAAAATGGAACTTGTTGCCATTTAACACCATCAACATAAACTCTAATTGAATCAAAAATAACAGGACTTTCAGCCAAAGTAATCGTCTGACCAACTATGCCATTGCCCACAGTATTTATCCGACGAGTCGAACCTTCCAGACCAACAACACTAGCGTTAACTAGACTTCCTGCTGGAATAACAATTTGATCATCAAAAATAGGATTATTATCTGAGTCTGCTGGAAATAATTCAACCGTAATAGCTGTTCCGCCAGCATTAACAGTAATATTGAAAGGAGTAGCAATTACACAGTCAGATAAAATTGAATTATTTAAACTGGCTGTCCATAATGATCTTGCAGCAATCGGCGGCTGTGGCTCAAAACCAACAAGCTTCGCAAGACGAAAAGCATTCTCCAACTCAGTGACTGTATCAATAAATATTTCATTCGCAATCTGATCCATCTTAAAACTTAAAGTGTCTGCAATAAATGACCAGTTTTCAATCAACATGATAGCAATTGATGATTCTACAAAATCAGCAAAATCATTACTGAACTTTTGTCTGGTAAATTCAACCAAACGTGTTTTCATGGACCAAAAGTCCTGATTAGTATAATTCAAATTAAAAATGTTCGGAGTCGTAATCAACTGTGATTGCGTATACGGTGCAATATCAAATGGACAATTATTTGTGGTTGCCATTTATTCTCCTTTTATGTTAACGGCATTTCTAGCGTTAATTCTTGTACTTCTTTTATATTCTGTGGATCGACAAAAATTATTCTTATAAACAAAATATGTTCTTTTTCAGTTCCATCATCATCTGAGTCTAAAGAAGATGAGTCAACTGTCGAAGAAACTTCAATATTTCTAACTGCTATTCTTGGCTCCCACTTGGATATTGAATTGCTAATTACACGAAGAGTTTCATTCTGCAATGTAGAATCATTTTGTTCAAACAAAAGTTTTTTAAGAGGAGTCCCAAATTCAGGAAGCATTACTCTTTCGCCGGGGTTTGTTAGCAAAAGACATAATAAGTCTGATTTTATTTGATTGACTCCACCTTGTGAATACCAGTAACCTCTCGGTGTTTTTTGAGTTGGATAAGGTAGACCTGCAAATATTACCATTTTTTATCATCCTGTTGCTGGTGGTGTCTTATAGAACGGTTTCAATTGGAAAATACTCAATACAGGAGCACTTGGTGATGCACTTGCAAAAACACGATCACTAGCCCTAATTGCGCCATCTTTCAAAACGCATACTGGAGCCAAACAAGGACCAAGTATTCCTTCTGGACTAGGACAATCTTCTCCAGCCAAAAGGAATATTTTACTTTTAGCTAAAAATAAATGAGACTTTTCAGTAACATTTACATAAGCATTTTTAGTATATACTACATTGAATTTAGTTACATATTCAACTAAATTATTCGGATCGTCTTCAGTTCCAACAACTGTGTAATGATTATCTACCGTATAACAAACATAATTACCACCAACTCTTAGTAGTACTAATCCAGAATTACTTGGAGCAGATTCTTGAAACCTCAAAATATGAGGACCCTTTATATTACCCTTGTGAGGTGAAAATATTTGTATGTGTTGATTTTCAGCTATTTCCTGATTTGAATCATCAGAAAAATTCATTTCAAGACCATAGCCAGTCCTAATCCTAACATAAGCCTTTTTAGCCTTCGATTTTGGAACACCACCTTCAACACGACATGATCCACATTGTTCATTGCCTTCATCAGACATGTCAATGGTATGATTGCTGGTACTCCTCAAATGAATACCACGACGATTTCCTGCAATATTAGGCGGACAACCTGAACAATCTGGCTGCGATTCAGTATGATCATTAAGTTCAATACTGTTTCCAGTTGCTGATCTTATACGAATAAAGTTATCTTGATTTCTTAATGTTGAATTGCTGTCTCCAGCCTGACCTTCAACATCACTCATTTCAATATAATGACCAGTAGCCGACTTCCAATATGTTCTGCCAACATACTTATTATTACATCCAAAATCAAATTCACGATCCCATGTTGGAGAACCACTCGGTTCTTCAACAGAATCATCCATTACAAATGTATGTCCAGAAATTGATTGCAACTGAATACCACTTTGCGGCAAATCACATTGATTGTTTTGAGGGGTTGGAGATCCCCTGTATGGACGACACTCCTGCCTATGTTTAAAATAAGGATTAGCTCCAATTTGAGAATTATAAGAATATGTTGTATTAGGAGCGCCAGTTCTAGGATGACCACCAATAATTTTTCTATTACTTAATTTACCTTCACAATCGAAATCTTCTAATTTTTTGCCAATTTCTGGAGAAATATCTTTTGTATTTGCACTTAAATAATCCTCTTCACTTGCTGTTGGACTATTATATAAATCAAAAGTTCCACTAAAACCTGAAGCTCCACCAGAAAGATCTAAGTCAATTGTGAATGAATTAGGGCCAGTTACATTAATTGAATAAAATCCATCAATAGGTGGATTTGAATTTGTGTCTCTAATATGTATTTGATCACCAGTTTGTAAACCATGACCGTCAGATGTCACAGATGCTGGGTTTGTTGCTGCAACATTAGAAATTTGCTTCGGACTATTTTTATCAGAAGCATCTTTTCCTTGATTTAAACGATATTTATCTATTTGACTTTGATTATACGCATCTTCTACACAACTAGTTTCACCATCAATAACTGAACCACCACAATCTTGATGCGCCCATTGACCTGAATAATGAAGATGATCATCTTTAAGCATGATCCAATTGCCGCAACTAGACATAATCTCGAATCTTTTCCACTTGCGATTGCATTTTGCATCGCCATCGACCATCTTTATCATGTGCTTTTCAGGCGTTTTAAATCCATAAATATGAGGATAAGTAATTAGTCTTTGAGCCTCAGTATTGCTATCAAAATCAACCAAAGAAGTTAAATCAAAACCATTGTAATTTTCAGTGTTCCAAGGCGGAAAGACTTGTGAACCATCATCTGGTCCAACTAAATATCCTTTTCTTTTTCCATCCCATATGCGATAATATTCATCAATATTATATCCCCAATTGTGCTTTCCATCAGGACCTCTGTTTCTATGCCAAGTTGTTCCAATATAAAAAGGTGATGTTCTACTTCCATTTTCAAATAAAATACAAACAGTCGATCCAGCAGGAGGAACCCATGTCATTCCACAATCATCAAAACCACCCATATTGCTCACAGCATGTGCCCAAGGCAATTCTTCTATCTTCATGTTAGGCGTATGAAATATCGGAGAATAAAATCTTATTCTATTTTGCTTCCATATATCAATTGTATCAACGCATAGTCCTGTGTATAGCCCAAATTGAGTCTGTGATTGCTCAACAACATCGGCATTCATCATGATTTCGTTTCTAACGACTTCACGCATATCATAAGTCATGCCACCCATTTGATTTTCAATGGTCTCTAGTCTTTTTTTAAGAGAAGAAAAATCTGAATCGCTAACAAATCCCATTTTTATAGCCTTTACTAAGTTGTTGATTTGCCCGAAGCATCAACAAAGTTTTGATCTTTACTACCACAACCATTGCCTCCTGCTGAATCTCCAGATGGTACATCAATATTTGGCACGGGTAGCATTAATTTTAATGTAGTGGTATAAGTTCCATTTCCAATATTATGGCTCACGCCAGTTACCTGATATTTTTTATTGCTCAACATACTATTGCATGTTGAAGTTTGTAGCCAAGTTCCACTAGCAGCATCACCAAAAAAATATGGATTTATAAAAACTATTGAAACAAATTTAGTACCAACAAATAAAATTGGATTAGAATAAAAAGGATCACCCATTATTTTTAAATCTGCCGACCAAGCTGGCTTGCCACCAGAAGGGGCTGCTCCACTAGACTGCTCAGACTTAGTATTTGTAGAATAACCAATTACAGCAGCTTCCACATGCTCTTCAGGAGGTCTAAATTGCCATTCATGCTGCTGAAGCACAGGATTTGTTTGGGCACCAGTTTTTTGAATATCAATCATAGGATTTATATTCTGGCCTCCTCCTCCTGACGCACCACCACCAGTACCACCATTACCGGGAATTAAACCCTTTGGCCAACTTATTGATGGATTAAATTCAAGAACTGGTGAACAACCTCCACCATTAACAACATATGTGGCAATGTGACCAGCACAACATTTTCCATTTGGATCAGTAGGATCTTCCTGAATAATTATTTTATTATTTTCATTATTGTAAAGAATTAAAATTCCTCTTCCATTTTCTGTTGTAATTGTTGACAACCAGTTGCGAACAACATTCAACGCACTCTGTTGCTCTAAAGGCCAGCTTGCCTTCGGTCCTTTTGCACCACCAATGTTTGCAGGAAAATTAAGCTCTGATGTACTTGGAACATACTTTTTGTCTGCGTCATAATAACCAGCCGCTAAAAAATCAACACCAGAATAACCAACCTCAGGTCTAGTCAAAAGCTGAGTAATTGCATACTTAAGATCAACAGGCTGATCTGATGTTCCAATACTACCAGTTTGAGGCACAGATGTGTCTTCATTAGAGGGAGGTGCCAGTTTAATCTTTATTTTAACATTTCCTCCATCAAAATTAGTCTCGGCTTCTAAAAATATACTTCTGATTATTTTTCCACTAATTCTTTTCGCTGTAATTAATTTTGGCATACTATTCCCAGATGTATCCGTAACAATCCACCCAAAATCAAATTCAGTAAAAGATACTTCTTGTTTCTTCGTTACAGCAGATTTGTTCAAAGCCCTAATAATGCTTCTATACATTGCCCCACCATTATCTATAACCTCAATTTCAGCGCCCTGACCAGTTCCACCACCATTTTGAAAACCATAACTAAAAGAAGTAATTGCAGCTAAATTAGCATTTGGTTGAGATTGATTGCCAACCGTAAGAATTAATCTTTCTGGATCTTGTCCAGTAATCGTTTTCGCAGCACCAAAAGATAATTCCACATAAGGAGAATAAATAGCACCTTCCATTACTGCCATCGGAGCAGAACATGCATATGATTCCAAACATTCTTTATTTAATTGACAAGGCTTTGGGGGCATAGTTATCCTAAAATAGCATCTGGTAAACGAATATTAATACCCGTCTTGAAATCAAAAATATCTTTTATATTGTTGGCCTCCATTATTTTCCACCAAAAATCAGGAGAACCATAAACTTTATTTGAAACTAAGTCAGGACGATATTCAGATCCTGCTGTTACTACATAATATCTATCTCTGTTACTCGTTTGTATAATATTTTTTTTGTAAATTTTATATGTCATTAATTTGTTTTCAGTATAATAAATGACAGTAGCATCAGAATATCTGCTAGATACTGGAACAAATCTTTTAGGGTTTATTGCCGTCTCTTCTATTAAATTAGCCATATTTCCTCGATAATTAAAGACTACTATCATTAAAAATTCTATTTGCACCCGGCAAATCCGATTGATTATAAATAACATCAAAACTTAAGTCTAAATCAAATTTATAAGGCAAATAAGTTTTTTCATCCCAAGGAACAGAAGGGTCGAATTTAATACTATATGATTTTAACACAGCATTAATTGGTCCTACTTTTGATAAAAGATCGCCACACTGAAGCTTACAAACAGGAGGAGGAGCATATGGAGCACCTCCATTACCAGCAACATTGCCGCCTAAATTTGAATCTTTTGAGTCAAATGGATAAACTGCCGCCTGAACTGCTCTTATGTAACTAAAAAGCAATGGTATATCTTTTTCTTGAGTTACCATATAATGAGCAGTCCATCCAATTGTCCTATTATCAGAATTCTGATAAGTTTTGAAAGGAGTACTTCTACCGATTGATGTTTCATCTCCATATTGTGCGCCTTTTCCATCACTAATATCTGGCAAAGATTGCATCTTTAGTGTAATTGATAATGATGGAATATCAATGTAACATTTTTCCAGTACATTCATTTGACCATCAGGTATGGTAGCGTTCATTTATTATTCCTTTTAAATTAATTAAGATGGCAATGGACTCATGTTAACAACTTGTCTTTGTGGTCCCTTAGACAATAATCCACTAGTTGCTTTGTAAATTTTCGGAGGCTTACCCTTGATTCTATTGAGTCCAGTTGAAGGAGTATCTGCGCCAGATCCTCCACCACCAGATGTTGGCTTCATTAAGTCTAAGAATTTCTTGAATAACTCAACAAGCTCTCCTGTTAATTCAGTTTGTTCTTTTGAAGATTCAGAAATTTCAGTCAACTCTTTACCAGTAATCTTAGCAGCTTGAGGTTCTTCAGATGCCTTCTTGGCAGCTATCTTGCTCTGAATAGAAGATTCTCCTCCAATTTTAGATGTTGGAGTTGCTGTTACAGATGTAATATTTTTATTACTTGAATTATTTTCAACAATTGCAGAAATCTCTGCGTTTGCCTTTTTAGTTGCCGCAACAGAAGGCTCTTCTTTCACACTTGTTTTTGATACACTTGTTTCTACACTCTGTGCTATATCAAGACCCTTCTTTGCATGATTTGCAAGAAGCAAAAGTTTATCAATAGGCATTTCTTTAATTGCATTAAAATCAAAACCAATATTTCCAATATTACTTACAGTTTCCTGCATTTTATTCATGATTTTTTGAACTTCATCAAGAATATTAACCAATCCCTTTAACTTATCAACAACTAAATTCAATTCAGATACAGCAGGCATGTTTTTTAGAATTGGTTGAATTATACCGTACTTCAAACTGTCAGCCATAGTTGTAAATGTCTTATTGAAGAAGTATTGATCAAATCTACCAAAAATCATTCCAAAAAAGCTTGTCTTTTCTGAAAATTCGCCAAATATTCGGAACATTTTACCCATAGCGTAAGAAGCCGCACTACAAACATTCGACATTCCTTCTATTCTATTAACAGCATCTCTTAATTCATCAACACTAGGTAATTTTCTAATCGGTACGATAATTCCATCCATGAAAACATTAGCCAAATAAGTAAATGTGTCCGCAAAATAATTTGTATTTTTTGCACCAAAAAATATTGTATATAAGCCAATAGAATTACTGAAATCACTAAACACGTCAAACAAGAATTTCATTAAACCAGATGCAGTCTCAGTTACATTAGCCATTCCATTCATGCGATCAATAGCATCATCTAATTGATCAACAGTAGGCATATACAATATTGGACCAATAACTCCATATTTCAAAGTATCAGCCAAATAAGTAAATGTGTCCGCAAAATAATTTGTATTTCTTGCACCAAAAAATATTGTATATAAGCCAATAGAATTACTGAAATCATTAAACACGTCAAACAAGAATTTCATTAAACCAGATGCAGTCGCAGTTACATCTGCCATTCCACTCATGCGATCAATAGCATCATCTAATTCGTCAACAGTAGGCATTTCAAATATTGGATTAATAACTCCATATTTCAAAGTATCAGCCAAATAAGTAAATACACTTGCAAAAAATGTAACTTTTAGTCCTATGTTGAAGGCACCTACAACTCCAGAAAACATATCCATAGAATTGGATAATTGCATTAAAAATGCAGGTAACAATTTAACCAACTCAATCATTCTTGCCAACTGAGCAACAGCCTCTTTCATTTCTTCTTCAGATGGGAATAGTAACAAAATTGGATATAAAATGCCATTTCTCATCAACAAAGCAACATTTGTAAACCACAAGGTAAATTGAGGTGCCATTCTCGAAATCATTTGAATAGGTGCCTCTTTAAGACACTGATTAGGATCAAGCGGACCAAACAATGAAACCAAACTTCTAATTACACCTGTAACATTTATCAACAATTGATTCATAGCATTAAGAATTCTTGCAGCCCTTTGAATACTGTCCAAATCATCCAATTCCTTTAAAATTGGATTGACAATTCCCTCACGCATAAATCTTGCTGTTGTTGTGAAAAATGCTTTAAGCTTTTCAGAGTTTGCCTTAATTTTTTCTTCAGGTGTGTCTTTGGCTATGTCTTGTATACTGTTTTCCACCAAAGGAATTAGTCCTGTAACAAAATTATTGATAACTTGTGGAATCATTATAATTAATTGATTCATTGCATTCATTATTCTTGCTGCTTTTTGAATTCCGTCTAAATCTTTCAACTCATTCAAAATTGGATTGACAATTCCATCACGCATAAACATTGCTACTTGTGTGAAAAAATCAGTAAACTTATCTTTTGATGAGATTATTCTATCGACAGGACATTCAGTATCAATGTTGTCAACGCCTCCTTCACTCATTAATCCAACAGCAGAAGCAAGATTTTTTATCATTGGAACAATTTGTGCGGCAATGGTTGCCATCGAAACAATTATTTGAGTGGCTTTTCCTATATCTATATCTTTCATGACGCTCAAAGTTGGTTTAACTATACCATCACGCACAAATACGCCAATTATCTCAAACCAATATGTAAATTTATCTTTACTATCAACAATTTTCTTCATTGGAGCCGCATCAAAAATTCCTTTACCTTCTGTGGCTAAAGCAACGGCTTCAGCAAGATTCTTAATCATCGGAACAATTGATGCTGCAATCTTAGCCATAGCAACTATAATTATCGAAGCAGAATTAATGTCTTTTGAGTCAGTGAAAATTAAATTTGTTGGATCTACTATTCCTTCTTTGACAAATTTTCCAATTTTACCAAACCAATCTGTAAATTTATCAGTTTTTTCAACAATTTTTTGCATTGGTGATTTTCTATCGAAAAGTGAAACTGGGTCCATTAATTTCATAACTTCAGCAAGAGACTTGATTGTAGATCCTGTAGCACAAAGAAGCCTAGCAACATCAATCATAGTTGATGATGCCTTGCTTAAACTTGAACTATCAGGAATAATAGAAATAGAATCAACAATTCCTTCACCGATAAATTTTGTAACTTCTCCAAAAAATTCTTTAAATGTATCTTTATTTTCTTTTATTATGTCAGCAGAACCTTTTTTAATATAACCCGATTTCATTGTCCCTACAACTTCTGCCATCCCCTTAATTGCCTTACCAGTCAATTCCATGAGAACGGCTACTACGGCCATTATTTTTGCAGCCTTTTTCATTTCTTCAATATTGTCCATTTTTGCAATTGGACCAACAATTCCAGTTCCCATCAAATCTACAATTGCCAATATTAAATTTTTAATGTCAGTCTTGGCAGCAATTATCTCATCTGATGCCGATTTACCACTCCACCATCCCTTTTTAACAAATGGAGCAACCTTTTCTGAAAGAGATTTAATTGCGTTAGAAACTTCATTTACAACCATGCCAATTAAGGTCAATATTTTCAAAGCAGATTTAATGCCTTGCGTTTCGGTAAAGCTAGCGTTAACTTGAAGAACAATTGATTTTATTAAACCAAACATTGCTGGGAAGAAAGTTGCTAGTTTATTTTTTGCTTCTATCAATATGTCAACAGGAGATTTTGTAAACCATCCAGCTTTTGTCATGGGAACAATCTTTTCATTCAAATTCTTCATAATATCTGATACTTTTGCAATTATTTCAGATGTAGCATTTATTGTCTTTGTGGCAGTTTTAGCAACAGCTGGAGTTACAATAGTTGACAAGGAAGTACTGAAGTTTACAATTTCAATTATAAAATCAGTTATTGGTTTTTTCATTGCTTTGAAAGCAAAGACTCCCATGCGAAGTGCAGGCAAAGTAAAAAGGAAAAGTTTGAAAACTCCTTCTCCCATTCCTATACTGACAATTTTATTTCTAATTTTTTGGAACTCATCCGACACTTCTCCTATAGCACTAAGCATAGAAGCAACACCTTGCGATAAAGATTTAGCCTTATCGGGATGAACTACACTTGCCAATGACATTGCAAAACTAACAATTGCTTTAGCATATTCAACAACAGGCCATGACATGATATAAAGTGCTGAAGCAGCAAGACGCATAATAGGAGCAATCATAAACATGATGAGTGCAGTTGATCCAATTGCCGTAAGTTTAGGAACCATTTTCATCAGGGAATCCGAAATACTAGCCGCTCCATTCAGAATTGTTGTCACAGCATTTGCAGCTTCTTCTGCATCTTTGGGTTTCATTATAGAATTAAGTAAAATCGCAACATATAGTGCGGCAATTGCAAAAAAAGCAAGTGGTTTAGAAAGTGTGATAAGTGCTCCACCAGCACCACTCATTGACCAAGCAATGACTGGCGCAATAAGTCCTATCATTGACATATATTGCATTGAAGGAATCATTCCAGATACTGATTCGCCTATCTTTGCTGCTCCATTCAAAATTGTTGTTACAGCATTAACTACTTCTTCCACTTGTGCTGGAGGCAAAGCTTTTGCCAAATCTTTGGCTACATTGGCAGCAGCTTGTGTAAATTCAATCATTGGGAAAGCCAATACGCCAAGACCCCATGCAGCAGGCAACATAAGACCTGCAATAAGTGGAGAAAGAAGTCCAATAAGTCCCAAGCCTGTGCCAATTGTAGCAAATCCAAGTATTATACCTGCTATTAACAGAGCAGCACCAAGAATTGATGCTATAGCGCCAACACATTCATTTACTTTGTTTAATGGCATTGCTCCTGCCAAATCTTTGGCTATTCTTACAGCAGCTTGTACAAATTCAATCATTGGGAAAGCCAATACGCCAAGACCCCATGCGGCAGGCAACATAAGACCTGCAATAAGTGGAGAAAGAAGTCCAATAAGTCCTAAAGCTATTCCGATAGTTGCGAATCCGACAACAGCGGCAGCAATAAGTGCAGCAGCGCCAAGAATAGTTGCAATAGCGTAAGCAGTTTGACCAGCTAGTTTTGGCGATACAATAAATTTCGATACTAACATTCCCATCAATATTATTGCAGATGCAAGAAGAAGCATTGCTGGTGTGAAAAATAATAAAGCTCTTGCGCCAATCTCCATTAAAGGAATTGCAAGTATAAGTATACCTGCTATTGCTCCTAGATACATTAGGCCTTCCATCGCAGCACCCAAAGCAATCGATATTAATGCAACTCCAGCAAATAATGCATATACGGTCAATGTTGTCATTGCAATTGAAGCTAAATTTAATCCCGAAATAGCTAAAAGAGTTTTAGCTAGCCACATTATTGCGACTCCAAGAAGAAGAATTCCTCCTCCTCCAAGCAATAATGCCCATGCTCCTAGTTCCATTAATACTACCAGAGGACTAGTTAAAACTATAGTTGCTATTGCTCCTAGATACGTTAGGCCTTCCATAGCAAACCCTAAAGCCAAAGAAATTAGACCAACTGCTAAAAATATGGCAGAAATTGTCATTCCAATTTTCATTGCTGTAGCTGCATTAATTCCAGCTGCCCCAAGAATTATTTTGCCAAAAAACATAAGTGCTGTAGCAAGCAAAAGAATTGGTAGACCAAGTTTAAGCAAAACGTCAGCGCCAAGTAGCATCAAGGCACCAGCAGGAATAGGAAATGGACCCGGTACTGGTGTTACAAGGTAAGCAGTTAATTGTCCGAGAGCTTGTAATCCACCAATTGATCCAATTGTGGCAAGTGCAATTAATCCCACAGCGACCATAATTGCGGCTATTGTTGATCCAACTTTAAAAGCAGTAGCTGCATCAACTCCTAATGCTCCTAATATATATTGAGAAAATTTTATCAATGCTGCGCCAAGGATAACTATTGCGCCTGATATGACTAAAAGTGCTAATCCTCCCAAGGCAATATTCTTTACTATTGCTGGATAATTTGTTTTAATTTTTTTCCACATTGGGTTTGCGTCAAGTTCTTCAAGTGCTTCTAAAAACTTAACAGTTGCGTAGGCAACTGTTCCTACAACGCCAGCAATTGCTCCAACTGTAGTGGCAACTTCAATTGCTGTAGAGGCATCCATATTGAGTGCCTTTAGAACCATCCGTGCCAAGTAAATCATTGCTGCGCCAAGAATGACCAAAATAGTTCCCATGACAACAAGAATTGCTCCTGTTTTTACGGCCTTGCCAAGATTTTTTTGTATTTTTGAAATTTCAGGTTCAATTTCAGACAAGCAATTCATTGCAAGAGCGCCAGCAACTGAAATGGCTACAGCAACGCCGATGACCGCAGCGATTGCAGCAGCAGTTTCCATTATTTTGTTTAAATCAAGACCAAGTGCTTTAAGAACTTTACTGCCAAGGAATATCAATGCAGTTCCCAACACCAAAGCTCCAGCGGCTAAAATAGCAACAGCGGCTGCTGTTTTAACCATGCTTCCGCCACTAGCCGCCATTGCTTTTGGATCGAGGCAACCATCATCTGGAACACTAGGACAAGGCGTAGCTGCTTCTTTAGGAGCATCTACTTCTTTAGGCATAGCTGTTTCTTTTTTCTGCATTTTCCTTTCATGTTTTACAGCTTGCTCTTCTAATCTTAATATTCTATCGTCTTTTTTGCCTCTTCTTATTTCTTTTATTTGTTCTTTTCTCTCTATATTGTTTAATTTCGTATCCATCTTTATATTCTTTTCTTGATTTCTTCTGATGGATTTTTCAACTGCTGGATCAAGTCCTTTAGCTTTGGCGGCTTCTTTTCTTGCCTGACCTTCAGCTTTAAGTGCTGCAATTTCTTCTGGAGTTAGCTTTTTCTTTTTAGCTGCTTTTCCAGCAGCTTTTTCAGCAACTTGCACAGGTTCTGGCTCTGCTGGTTTTGCTTGTGTCAATGCAGCCATTGGATCAGGTGCTGCTGCTGGTTTTGCTTGTGTCAATGCAGCCATTGGATCAGGTGCTGCTGCTGGTGGTTGAGTCAATGGTGTAGAAGGTTTACAAATACAATCTTTAATTGTATCTAAAGTAGTTAAAATTTTTGTAAGAATTTCTGATGACTTGCTTATTTTTTCTTCTACGTTTACTGATTCTGGTTTAGGTGCAACAGTTTGAGTTTGCGGTTGCGTTTCTGCTTTTGTTTTCTTTTGCGCTTCTGATGTAACAGTACTAGTTGGAGATGTTTGACCTGTTAGTTTTTCCGTTTCTGTTTTACCAATATTAACGCCTTCAATTGGTTTTTTGCTAGTGAAAACAGATTTTAGGTTATCTAAAAGACTTAGTTCAGATTCTCCTTTGCTCATATCTCCAAAGGCAATTTTTTGCAATGTCTTCTTAATCGCAATTAATTGAATTCCAAGACCAATAACTGAAGCTGCAATTCCAGAAATTACTGCTCCAACAACCAATAACTTTCCAAAAATGCTGCTCATTATTTTTGATATAACATTTTGAGACATATTTCTTAGAGTGTCATTTATTTCAGTTAGTTTTTGATTTGTCTCTGTTACAGGATCAAGTTGTGCTTTCTGTGCAGTGGCTAATTGTTGTTCACCCTTGCTTATTTTAGCAGTCAATTCCCTTAACATAGATGGGTCTTTAACAGCCTTTTCTATTTCTGAAGAATCTATTTTAAGTTCTGATTTACCAGCCTCTTTCAGCCCTTTGTTAACGCTTTCAATTGCTCCCTTGATTGCATCTTTAGCAACTTGTGTTTCATTCTGCCAGCTTGATCCTAATGCTTGTAAATCGCCTTCAAAATCTTTTCTTCTTTCGCCAAATTTAGCTAAGGCACCATTCATATCTTTTGCGCCTTTTGCTGCTTCATCTAGTGCTGTCAATATTTCAAGTTGCTTGCTAGCTTTCAACTGGCGCTTTTGTTCAACTAAAGCTCTTTTTTCATCAGCGGTTATATTATCTTTCATTTTCTTATTGATATCGCCAAGTCTGTCTCCAAGACCTTTTCCTGATTCATTTACAGATTCTATCAAAGAACGGAACTCTCCTAATTCCATTCCAACGACGGATTTTAGTTGAATATTTAATCTTGTTTTTGCTTCTGCTGACAGTTGATCAATTTCTTCAAGGCTTCCGACACCGAAATCTTTAAGAATTCCTTGCAATCCAGTGCCAAGAGATTTAATTCCTTCTTTTGTTGAAAGAAGAGTTCCGTTCATTGCTTCGTTTACTTTTCCAACTTTACTTGCTGCTAAAAATATCATTGACTGAGTTTGTGAAGATGAGTCCATCAGTAATTTAGCGCCGCTTGTCAATCCACCTTGCAATTGCAACATCTGTTGATCAACACCAAGTTTTTTGGCATTTGCATTCATTTCTATAACATTTTTAGCAGCAGTGCTTGTTAGGCTTGCTGCATTTCTGAGTTGATTAATTATTTCACGACTTGAATCAACTGCTCCTTTTAATGCTTCGCCTGTTAATCCAGTATTTTTAGCTACATCACGCATACCACGACCCATATCAGCAAGTTGACCATTAGTCATTCTTCCTGTTTGGGCAAATGATTGGAATGTTTCTTGTAATGATCCTGCTTCAAGACCCAATTGGCTTTCAGTGTTAAGTTGAGTTGTTGTTAATGATACAGCTTGCTTTAAATCTTTAACACCACTCTTTAAAGATTTTAAATAAGATTGTTGAAATTTAGTTCTATCAAAGCCAGTTGTTTTAACAGAAGTGCCAATTTCTTCATATGTTCTTTGAAGAGATTGACTATTTTTGGTTAGTCCTGCTGTTTCATAAGCTGCTTTGCGAACTTCTTGAGTAAATTTCATTTCCTCTTGAACAATTCCGCTTGTCAGTGTTTCCATGGTTTTTAGACCAAGGCCACTTTCAAATGTATTCATGTAACCAGTAATTTCTCTTAACTGGTTAACCATGTTATAATAAGCATATTGGCCATTCTTAATAGCTTCTAAACGCTTATATTCTGTTTTCAATGCTTGTTTTTCAACGTCACTAATTCCTTGTATGCTGACTAAAGCATTGGCTCTTACTTTATGTTGAGCAACAGTTATTTTTAATGCTTCAGTTAAAGTATCGACACTATTTTCACCATAAAAACTATTTTTTTCAGCAAAATCGATAAGTTGAGATTCTAAGCTCAATTTACTTTGAAGATTTTTAATTTCTTCTTGGTCTGCTTTGGATTTTTTACCACCACCACCACCACCACCACCACCACCACCACCACCACCGCCACCACCGCCGCCACCGCCGCCACTGCTACGAGCTTTTATAACATCTTTCATTGCTTTGACGACAGATTTTGTATATTTTTTTTGCTCTTCTGATACTTCTTTAAAATCTTTGACGAATTTTCCTAGTATGTCTTTTAAGTCATCCATGTTTACGTTTCCACCGCCAGCAGGTTGTGCTGTGCCAGTAGAAGCAGTATCTAATGCACTTTTTAATGCTTGAAGGCTTGTTATAACGCTTCCAACATTACGATTAAGATTGTCTAATATGGGTTGATCCATGAACGCCTAAATTAAATAATTGTCTTTATTTATATGAGTATTTAGTATTCGATAAAACACTTATCGAATAAAAAGATAATTTATTTATACCGTCATTTCACCAGTGGGTGCTGCTCTTACATTAGCTAGCTGGCGAATTTGCTCTCGAACTGATCTACGAATTGCTTCTATCTCATTTGGATCAAAAGACCGAGAAAGTCCAAGAGCTTTTACTATAAAAGCGCAGTCTAGTTTTTTTAATCGCTGAATTCCATTGCGCTTATACTGACGGAATGCTGAAACTATATATTCACTACCTTTTATATATTGATATGTGAATGATGGGTTATCGCAAACTGTTTGATTTGGTGCTGGAAATACCATTTTTTTGATAGTTGGGAATGTTAAATAATTTAAGTTTATACCACGAATATAGTTAGGCCAAATATCTGTTACCAATACTACTGGATAGGGATCGTGTCCAGATTTGTGGAAAATATAATTAAATGTAATAAGACTTCCACGACCTATTGGTTTATTTGGTGATGCCTTATCTCCCGGCAACATTGCGTCAATAAAAGGTACTGCCATAATTTTATGTATTTAAAATGTTTAAATAAAAAAAGCCCTGCATTAATGCAGGGCTTTTAGTGAAATTGGGCAAATTATTTTTTTAAAATAACATAAAGAGCATGAATTATTCCCGGGAACCATCCAAACATAGTCAAAACAATGTTTATAACAAGTTGAATATCTATTCCTCTTTTAATTACAACGCCAAGTGGCGGAAGAAAAATAGCCATAATTAAAGCTATTGTGTCATCAGTTTCATTTTGATATTTTACTTTGTCTTCCACATTGCTCCTTAGATTCTATTTAAAACAGTGCTGCTGTAATCAGATCCGCCTGTTTTTACAATCATTCCTACTCCATCTTTCTGTCCAGTTCTCAATTTATCTTCTGCTTGTGCGCTATGGTGGAAAAATTTCTTTATTTCATTTACCATTGCCTCCATAACTTTTTCGGCGGCTTCTTTTTCATCCATGTTTTCGCTCATGAAGTCATTGTACATTTCTTCGACATTGAGCGCATATGATTTACCATAAGGCTCTGTTTTTTCAAGTTTTTGCACTCTATATGCAATCCCATCGCCAATATGATAAATTCTTATACCTTCAAAACTTAACTTTTTATTATTCGCTTTGACAAAAAGATGTGGATCATCGTCTTCTATGTGTGAATAAACGTGCAATTTACCTTTGCGAAGAGATTTTTCGACAATTTTCAATTGTCTTTTTGCTTCCCGCTGTTTTCTATCAATAAATTCAAGAAAAACTTTCATTTTTCCCCTAATTGCTTTTTGGTTTATATTTCTGTAAAACTAATCAATTACTATTTACGATCTTTAAGTCAAATATGTTAACAATTGCGAAGTAAAATTTCTGGTGCTGATGGAACGCATCTCATTAAAACATTCAAATCACTTGGGTTTCCTGTATATGGAATTTCTTTTAAAACAATTCCTCCAAATGAAGTAGAGGCTTCTTTTAAAATTGGGAATTGTGCTGTTAAAAAAAGAATTCCATCAATTCTTTCCATAAACTCATGTTCTTCTTTGGCTGGTCTTCCGTCATCATCGACTCCTCCTTCTGCGTCTTTGACATATTTTATTTTTATGTCAACATAAGGAATGATTGTTCCTTCTTCATCAATCATGGCTTCGCTGTTATCGCCTAGAATTGTTTTTACAATTAATTTGCCGTTTGCGTAAGCGTTTCTCAGACTAACCGCCATGTCCCAGCCAAGTGTGTGAATGGTTCCATCTGTGCCAACGACATTGATGATAAACGAGCGTTTTTTGAATGTTTCTGCTATTGCTTCCATTACAACACGACGACGCAAAACATCCTTTTCTTCTGGGCTTCCATCGTCCATTCTTTTTTGTTCAGGCTCAGTCAAATATCTTTCTGGATCATCTTCACGCAAGCTCCATTTACCAATATCAACCTTACCCCACTTATCGTTAAATCTAGTGGAAATACGAATAGAATAATCTCTTTCGTTATAAATTAAATCTTCATTGTTGCCACCGCTTCCAACTTGAACGGCTCCTAAAAGGCTGCATAAATATTTTCTATGTAGATCACCTTTCATGCCAAGCAATCCTTTAAGTTTTATGAAAATATTATTCATATCAGGTGTAGTTTGCAATGCTGTGTTAATATGATTGACAACACTAACGGAAGGATTGTTCTGATCAAGGTTTTGCTTTATATTGTTGCGAATATTTTTACAAGCCTTATCTATATTTGCATTTTGACGTAAAAAACATATTTGAAGATTGTCTTCTACAAATTTTCGTGGATATGGCTCTAGTTTTGCGTCACGAATATTTTGAATCATTTCAATTAGTTTACCTACATCGCCACGAACGCTTTCTTTGAAAAATTCATTTTTCCAAGTTTCAAAATCTTGATTTTGTTTATTTTCAGGCATGTCAGGAGCGGCTGGATCATTACTCACATCTGGCATTTCTTGTGATTTATTGGCAGCATCTGGACTATTTTGTTGTTGGCCTGCAACAGGAGGCGTCATTTCAGTTGATGGGTTGGCAGCATTTGGATCGCCAGCAGGTGGCCCACCAGCACTAGGAGGAGAATCTGGTTGCCCCATTGGGGATTGACCAGAAGCAACATCTCCAGAAGCTTCAGCCAGCCATGAATTGATTGCGTGTCTTGACATTTTTATTCCTTTTTCTTCTTAGCGTGGTTGATTGCTCTAATTATTTCTTTGCGATTAAAATTTGTATTGTCTGTCCCAATATTTATGTTATTTTGCTGTAGAGCATTTAAATGTGGGCCAGAATAAGCATAAGTGTTTTTAAGTTTTAGTCTTGTCATTAAGTCTGCTGCCTTGAGCATTTTATCTTGCAAGTCAACTTTTGTTTTAATTAAATTAACCAAGGCTTCTTTGGTTGAAGTTGTTGCATCGCCATCATTTATAACCATATTAGAAAAAGTATCGATGAAATTCGTGACTTCTTTTCGATCTTCTCGCATATTGGTCATGATTTCATCAATTACTTCCAAATATTTTTCATCAGAAATCAAATGGTTTTCCTTGGGTACTCCATTTTCAGGAACACTTAAATTCATAGAAGGAATCATTGATTCAATGGTGTCTTCGTCGTTTTGCGAAATATCATTCGCTACTTCTTCTGCAATCACCACTTCTGGCTTTTCTTTTATATTTTCTGAGTTATTCATGGCTAGAATATATAGGTTTAAAGAACTAGAAACGGAAAATTATGTCACCGCCTAAAAATCAAACACAAGAAAGTATCGACTCACTTGTTGAGACATCTTCAAGGCATGATGAACGTATCAACAACTTAATTGGAAACAATGATTCTATTTCTGAAGAAATCAAAGCCTTAAAAAAAGAATTGATAGATTTGAAGTTGTCTCTTGAATCATATAAGTTAAAAATTGATAATATGAATGGGTTTTGGGAAAAAGTTTTTGATAGTGCGTGGAAATTAGCATTAATGGTTATAGGTGCAACTATTTTGTATTTTTTAAAATTACAATCTCCACCAAGTTAACTAAAAAAGCTGATCTATTGATAAATAAAGTATAATCTTATGCTAGGAAATAAATATGAGCCTATTCTCCAGATATTTTAGAATTCGTGAAGAAAGTGAAGAAAATTCTTCTAACACAGTAACTTCACACGTTAAGCTTCAAAAAAAACAAGGAAATAATGAGTTTTTACCATTTGTTATCGATAAGTCTAATCATGCTAATTTAGCTAAAATTGTCAAAGCATTTGTTAATTCAGATAAAGTTGGTTTAGGCTACACCACAATTGAAAAAAACAAGGGAGAAGTTGAGCCACAACTAAAAAAGAAATCATTATATTTAACTGGTGGTGCTGTCAGAGATCACCTTGTTGGCAAAACACCAAAAAATTATGATCTTGTCACAGATGCAACTCCCAGTGAAATACGCATGATTCTTAAAAACGCTGGCTTTAAAGAAGTAAAATCACAAGGCGATAAACCAAAAAATGATAAGTTGCCCAATACAGTAGAGAGTGGAAAAATTTTCTATGCAAGCCGCTGGGACAAGCGTGGCAAAGAAATGGAAATACTGGCTGTTGTCAAAAGTCAACCTTTTCGTATTTCAACTTTATCTAAATCACCAAAAAGTAAAAACTTTAATCCAGAAGATGCTAAAATGGCATCCAGCATTGAAGAAGATGCCTCCAATCGTGACTTAACAATCAATGCCATGTATATTCCATTGACCAAAGCTGATGGAGAAAATAGCGATCTAGTCGATCCATTTGGCGGCGCTCATCACCTTAAATCAGGAGAACTAAAGGTTGTTGGGGAAAAATTTGGTGAAAGAATGGAAGAAGATCCACTCACCATTTTCAGAATGGTCAATCATTTCAATCGTTACGGCAAAGGCAAATTCCCCGAAAAATACAACAAGAAAATTGATTCAAATGAAATTTTTTCCAGCATTGATCCAAAACAAATGAAAGATGAATTTGTTAAAGGCTTAGAAAATCCTGATGTTGATGCCAAGAAATTTTTAAACACATATCATTCAACAGGGCTTATGGGACTTATGTTCCCAAACATTGAATTTGATCCCAGCGAAATACCTGCCGATCTAAGGTCTGACCGTTGGATGGCTTGTGCTTGGGTACTAAGAAAAAATAACCCAAACGATGTAAAAGATCTTCTAATTGCTGGCGGATGGAACAAACAAGAAGCAAATGATATTTCTTATCTGGTTAAATTTTATCAGTGGGGTAAAAACAAATTCGATTCATCAGAATTTTACAATATGATAAAAAGCCACACTGGTTTAACAAAATCTAAAATTAAAGAGTGGATGCACGTTACCAACAACTATAGCCATGAAGTTGATAATTTCATGAATTTCAACGGTGATGACCTCAATAGTCATAACATTGATGCCTTTGGTGTTCAAAAAATTAATCCAATTTATATTCATGCTTTAGGAAGAGAACCAGTTGGAAATGAATTTGATTCTATCAATAAACTCTTGCTAACGAATCGTTGGCAAGATACAATTAAAAATAATAAATGTTAAAATTCGATTCACACATTAACAGAAAGAATCGGAAATGCCAAAAAGTCTAATGATTTATGATTTTGATGGTACTTTATTTCACTCGCCTAATAAAGAATTAGGCGAGCAACTCTATGAAAAATCAACTGGAAAAAAATGGCCCTTTAAAGGCTGGTGGGGACGAAAAGAATCGTTGTCCCCTCCTGTTGTTCCAGAAAAACCAGATCAAAATTGGTATGTCAACAATGTTGTTAATCATCAAAAATTAGATTCAGCAGATGAAAATTCCACCGTAGTCCTAATGACTGGTAGACCATATTTTTTTAAAAATAGAATAATTCAAATATTAAAATACAATGACATGATTTTTGATCATTATTTTTTTTCTGGACAACATGGTTCTGTTGGATCAACAATATTTGAAATTAAAAAAAATAATTTAATTAAACTAATGAGTCCAAAATATAATGTTTTAAAAATATGGGAAGATCGACCAGAACATATAAAAGAATTTTCTGAACTAGCAAAAGAATTAAAACAAAAAAAATCAACCATCGAAAGAATAATTATACATGATGCAGTAACAGGTAACATGCACGAGTTCTGATCCTATTGGAGGCAAATGGGATATGAAGTCTATAGAAAAATTGTTTCCATGCTAAGGGAAAAATTACCTCCCGCTTATCCAGTTACAGTTCGTCGAGTGAAAATGAAAGGACTAGACGGCGACTGCATGTTGGAAAATAAAAAATTCTATATAAGAATCAATAATCAAATGAGTGAAGGATCAGCAATTGACACTCTTCTTCACGAATGGGCACACGCACGAGCATGGAACCACCTTCATGATTCTTTAAATGATAAAGAATTTGAACTAAGATCGCATGATGCTTCTTGGGGAGTAGCATATAGCGAAGTTTATAGAACATATGAACAGTTTTATCTTTTTACAAAAGACTGTAAATAATTACTATTTTATATTATGAATTACTTCGTAAGTGTTAACCAATGCGCCTATCATGATTGGCAAATGGAACTTTTAATTGAAAGTTTCAAAAAAAATAGAATAGAAAAAGATCTTGCAATTTGTTATAATTCAGACAAAAGATACAGATATGATCAAATAATTAATCTTAAAAATCATAAAAAAATATTTGCTTTTGAAGATTTTGGCAAGAAAAAAGGATTTTCTGGCCTCAATGAGTTGTATCAAATTTATTTTGTTGTAGAAAAGAAACTTATCGATGCGCCAGTTGTAATAATGAAATCACATGTTGTATTACAAAATCCAATTGATGAAATAAAAAAAATAAAACAAGAGCGTGTTTTTCTATATGCTCAAGATCCATTTTTTACATTTGATTTTGCCGAAGAAAACTGTAATGGATTTTGGGAAAAAATGAAAAACACCAAAGAATATTACCAAGAAAAATGGATAAACCTCGGTAATGTTTTTGTCATAAATGCATTTCATCCAGCCATTCTTTGGAAAATTATTTTAATCGCAGAAGAAATTATGTTGGGACAAATTATCAAAAATAAAGAAATTTGGAAAGAAACAATCAGATTGTCTTGGATCATAGCAATGATTGATTATCAAAAAGATATTCAAATTTTAAATGTCGATAATCTTTGCTCAATTATGAATGATGGGAAGAAAACCATGTTCATAGATTACGAACATGGCGTACCACCTCATTTCAATAAGTCTATGTTTTCCTACCCATCACCAGAACATTTTTCATTTGGCGACCCAATAAAAATAATTTCCGAATGTATGAATACGCCAAACGCACACTATATGGCTATTTTAGCAAAAAGTATATTGGATCAACGAGGAAAAATTAAATAATACCAGTTTGAATTAATTCTGGCAAAGATCCATTGCGATCAATAATCATGTATCCACCATGAACAATGTCCATCGTTTCCTTGACGAAATCGACAACTACATCAGGACAAAAATCTTTACAAGAATAAACATCCATTTTTATGTAAGGCTCTTCCTCTTTGTGCCAAACATGAATGCTGCTATGACTCGTTTCAATAACGACAGTTCCTGTAACTCCTTCATTTCCACATGTATCGCAGTATTTTGCCACAGGTTCTATAAGAATTTTCATGTCAACAATTTCGACAAGTTTCTTTAACCAATTTTTGCAAGATTCCTCAGAAACGATAGGATTCCTAACTGTTGCATTAAGAATCATGTGCTTGTGATTTTTTTCCATTTTTCCTCAAAAAAAACATAATATGTTGCTATCTAAAATCATCAGCACAGGAATATCAATCATGCCAAAAATTTATCATGAAAACGGCATCATTCACATAAACTATGAAGGTGATAACTTTACAGTAAGTAATTATAAAGAATTTTTGAAAGTATTAAACAAAATAAAAAATATTTCCTATGATATTGACGAACAATGTTTCTTTGAGCGAAAAATGATCGCAATCGATTTGCTCCATTACGCTCGACAAGAATTCATCAAATATCAGGAAAAACAATGTATAAAAAATTAACAGTCGATCCAATTATCAGGGCCAAACATAGCGAACTACTTGATCAACCCGTAATTGTCGTAGTAAATAATTTTAATGACGAAGGTGTCAAAAACTTTCGTGAAGAAATGGAAAAGGCACACCACACAGGACAACCACTCATACCAGTTCTAATCGATAGCTATGGAGGTAGCGTATACGGATGTCTTGATATGATAAGCCATCTAAAAAAATCAGAACTTCCAGTCCACACAATTATAACAGGAAAGGCAATGAGCGCAGGAGCTATCTTGTTCGGAATGGGACAAACAAGATATATGGCCGAAAACGCAACACTTATGCTCCACGATGCGGCAACTTGGACAGCAGGCAAAACAGAAGAAATCAAAAGTACTTCAAAAGAATTAGAAAGACTCAACAAGCTAATTTTTACTATCTTCGCTCAAAATTGCTGCCAAAAAGATGATTATTTCAACAAAATCATCCACGAAAAAGGTCACGCCGATTGGTTCCTTACTGCAAAAGAAGCTAAAAAACATAAAATCTGCACTCACATAGGAATCCCCGAACTAAAAGTTCATGTGGGTGTAACATATAGTTTCAGTTGAAATTGGCTTTACAAAACATTCTTTTTCGAGTATAAAGAATTTGTGAAGAAACTTGCACTCAACACAAGGAATGGTAGCCATGAACAAGGCCACAAAGACACCCAAGCCAAAGAGAATCGTCGAAACCAAAGCAGTTGATCAATGCTTTGGTCTAGGTGAGGAAACAGTTAAAATCATTGACGCAGATGTCGATCAAGTCATCTGTTTCATTGCTAAGAAAAATGATGAAGATCAAATCTATTTCCCAAAACCAGCCTCACTTGCCGAAATCGAAGCAGTTGTTGAACTTCTTCAACGCAAGAAATTCAATCGATTTATGAGTGAAGGCGAAATCGAAAAAGCACAAGAATATGCTAACCGAAAATTCCACATTGGTTAATAAATCATAACCAAAAATAAAAATATTCATAAACTTGTTTCTAAATAAGTTTATGAATATTTCATTTCGTGAATGGTTATTTGCAGAAGAACTTACATCTATTGTTCAAGGACCATTCCTGTTATACCACGGAGCAACAACTGGTCCAAAGGACTCATACCTTAAATCGTTTCAGAGAGATGGAGCACTTCCTTTAGGACATGGACATGGACAAGGAGGAGGATTTTTTGTCAGGACTGATCCAAATGGAATTGATGATGCAAAAAAACACGCAAAAGGTAGAAGTCACAGAGATATGGCGATATCTGGATCAAGTGATGGAAGTCCAATGGTAGTAGTGGTTGAAGTTCCACAAATTGATTTTAATGAATGGGATTATGATATCGAAATTGAAAAAGTTTCCTCTGAAAAAAATGCACAAAGTCCAATTATCCAATTGATAAAACATCCCGGTAATATAGAAAAACTAAAAAAACTAGGAAAAGCTTATTATAAACCAAAAACAAAAGAATACTTTCAAAGAGATTTTAGAACTGATGATGTTCTTCGTGATATGAAAGTTAAACGCCAAGGCACCATACAAGGATACGATTTATCAAATCCAACTTTTGATGATAAACAAGTATCTTTTAATCCAATTACTGATGATCCAGAAAATAAGCAAAGAATACCAAAATTGAGAATTGGTCTTGAAGGAGATGCAGATATGGATGGGGCTCCTAATATTTCCCGTCTTTATCAATTGCATCAAGACGCAAATCCAACATTGCACCATAAACTAGAGGCTTGGTGGTTTAATACAAACTACGGCAAAAAAAGTTTAACCATTAAATATACAGGAGAAAAACCGCTAAAAGTAAAACAAATACTTGTTCTAAAGGGTGATGATTGGGTTGATGAAACTATACCAAAAGAAATAAAAGAAATACCAGAAGAATGCAAAAGAAAATATTGGGGAATTTCTGGAGCAGGCATTTTGCCTTTTTGCGAAAAAACAAAAAGATTTCTTCCAAATCTCAGAAGCGCACAAGTTATGCAACCAAATACATATGGAATATTTGGAGGAGGTATATTGTTTAGAGATTTGGTCAATTTTGGAATTAAATCTCACGAAGAACTTCTTCAAACACCAGAAGCATTTAAAATTCATGCAACAAAAGAATTAGAAGAAGAGTCAGGTTTTTCTGGTTCAATTAAATTAGAAAATTTATTCATATACAAAGACGATGTTTGTGATTTTCACTATTATAATTTCCTTGGAATTGTAAGGGAAGAATTTAACCCGCAAGCACAAAAAGATAGTGAATGGGAAACAACAGGAAAAGATAGATGGGTCACATACAATGAACTAATTGAATTGGAACCAAAACACTTTGGACTAACAGCATTAATCAAAAATGCAGGAGAAAAACTTAAAGCCATAAGTGAAAAAGTATCAGAACCTATTCTTTCTGATGAAGAAATAAATAAAAACTATCTTAAACAATTAAACAGTCAATATTAAACTAACGCACATCGACCGATGTGCTTAGTTTGCTCCTCAATGTCTTTTCTTTTTAGCGGAATGTTTCTTTTCTTTTTTAATTAACCATTCTTGAAAGCCAATGTAACCCTCTCCACACATTGGCATGGGAGCAACAGGATCATGAAATTTCATCGGAATAGTCTTGTCAGGATACATCTTTAATTTTTTCTTTTTCATTTTTTAGCCCATTAATTGTTGATCTTCTAGTATATTTACCTTTCTGAGAAAATAATTTATATTTTAAATTCAAATAAGGTTTGAATACACCACTCTTGAAATATTTTCTCCAATACTTAATGTAATTTTGAGTATGAGTATGATGTATCATTGTCTTACAAAAGCATTTTGAAGTTTGTATTTCTTTTGGATTTGAATAGCGAAAATTAATTTTATTGTCATAAACAAATAATGTAAATGCAATTTCTTCACGACCTAACTTTCCTTTTGATCCCTCATATTTTTGATATTTATCCAGCCAATTACCAACTGGATGATCGTTTCCTTTCACTTTCATAGAAAGATCGTAAACCTGACGGCCATATTCTTGTAATATACCATTGTTAAATAAAACGACACCAGAATTAAATGGACTTATCATTTGTCCATGATAAGGGAACTTGCCACCAAAATGACCCCATTCATTCTTGTCCATCACCATGTCATAATTATTTAAAGAATCAAACATGCATGATACATCACCAAAAATAAATGTATCAGCATCTAATAAAAGTATCTTATCATCTGCAATCCTAACAAATTCTTTTCTTTGAACTGGATGATATCCATTTTCATCATGGAGATCAATATCATCAACAACAATTAATTTAACATTAAATTTTTTGCATTTTTTGAAAAATGAAATTTTATCTAAACTTTCAATATTGAATTCAGAATAATTAAGATATCCAATTGAACGATTGTCTCTTCCATTATCGCAAATATAAAGAACTTCTATTGGAATGCTGTCATTATATTTTCTCAAGGTGGAAATGCTGAAAAGTGCCATTTTCATATAAAATGAAGACTCATTTAAAATATAAAGCACTTTCATGGTGAATAAATCCATTGAAAAAATAGCATATTAAAAAACAATTTTCTTTGTTAAAAGTTTAATGGCATCTATAAATAATTGTATGGATACATTAGACTTATATTATAAAAGAAATATTTCAGATGATTTTGAAGAAATGTATGATGAATCTTTTTCTAAATTTTTTACTGGATTTGGACAAGGTTTCGATCAAGGATCTGAATTTGGAGGAAAAAGTTTTGATCATTTAGAAGGTGCTGCTCAATTATTAATACAAAAAACAAAAGGTTTAGCTGATTATTTAAGCAAAAATACTGGATTGTCTTTGCCTGTAACATTGGCTCTAGTTATGGCAGGAGCTTCTGGCGGCGCTTCCGCTATGCCAATGATAGCAGCTATGTATTTTTCTAGAAAATATTTAAATCTAGCAATTAGCAAAGGAGTCGGAGGATTAGTTGACATGTCTTTTGATCTAGCAGCAGGAAATAATAAAAATGCTAATATTCCCGCTAATCAAAAAACACCTCCAACAACTCCAATGGCGGGTCCAACTCCAGTAACTGGAACTCCAAGTCCAATGGCTAGTCCAAGTCCAATGGCTAGTCCAAGTCCAATGGCTAGTCCAACTCAAGTTAAAACATTTCCTCAAAAACCTGTAAGTGTTGATAATTTTGCAGCAACAACTGGATATGGAAAAAACTTAACAGGAACTACTTTTTCTAATCAAAAACTAGAAATAGAACATATTTCTTTTAAAGAATGGCTTGAAATAGATGAAAGTTGGGAAGGTGCTGGTAAATTCTTAGGAAGAATGACTGGCGGCGTTTATGGTTTCTTCAAAAATCTTTTAGTTGCACTTAAAGATCGTATTGGTGAAATTTTTCAATTTATAACTAAAAATCCACGAGAAGCAGTTAAAATGGCCGCAATAGTTGGAGTGTCTATGGCCACAGGTGGCTTTGTTGGAAAAATTTCCCATGATCTTGTTCAAGCTGTATCAGATAAAATAGCATCAGTAATTGCAAATGTGCCAGCAGAAGAAATTCATAACACTGTTAGCAATATAGCTCTTGAAAAAGGATCAGGCGACTTTTCAGATGGTAGCGAATCATCTGGCGACTTTGACCAAGCACAAGAAGGACCACCATCACCGGGACCAGTTCATGGTTTTCAATCTGGAAGAATAGACAATGAAACTGGAAACGAACCTCCAATAGATCACCGTCATAAGTTCATTCCTGATAGTGATATTGATAAGCAAAGACTTGCCGATGAAATTAAAAATGCTGCCGACAGACCAACTGGTTATGATAGATTTGGAAGATCACTTGCCGACCTCCAAGACAAAGCTGAAACAAGAAGTTTATTCAGTGCAATCAAACGTGCTTTTGGAGGAAATAATCATAGCCTGAAAATGAGTTCTTTACCTCATGGAACAGATACTTCTCAGTTTGGCGGAAACCTTCCTACCACCAACTATTACAATAAGAGTGATCATATGTTCTACGGTTCAGATGGAACACCTGAATGGAAATTTGACGGTAAAAATATCATCAAATTAAAGTGAAATAATGATTAATTTGTCAATATGATTAAAAACCATATGTCTTTTTACACCAATCTTCACCAAAATATTCTTTTGCAAATTGTCGTAGCTTTTCAGCTTCTGGAGAATTGCGAATCATTTTGACGTATTCTTTGCTGCGATTTAAATCGAACTTAGAACCAGATCCATCAATTCTACAATGCGGACAAAAATGATTACTGTTAAAGCTTACTGTTTTTTTCAAAATATCTTTGTCAATTTCATCTCTATCACTAGGATTACTTATCATAAAAACACGCTCAATATTCCAGCGTAAAAACTTTTTCATTTCCATATCATTGTAATTGCTAACATCCCTATTCACAACCATAGCTAAATACAAACAGTAAACATTGAAATTATGAGCTTGAAATAACTCAAAATACCAACCTTCAAAATTTAACTCCTTGCCAACTTCAGCACCATTAGTAAATGCAACCCATTCATCAAAAATATAAAGAGGCTTATCATTCCATCTGTCCATTGAATCAACTAAATACATGTTAAAACTAGGACCACGCAATTTTTCAGGAACCTCTAAAGCAATGTCTCTAATAGAAATATTAGGCTCACGCAAACTAATGTATCGATCACGCAAAACATAAAAACAATTGCACAATTCTTTGTCCTGAATTCTATTTCTTAAATTTGCATTTATTCCATGAGACACTTGATGCGCCCAAGTGATTTTATTTGTATCAAAATATTTGTGTTCCTTCGCAATGTGACTCTCCAAGTCACCAAGAATAACACCAAGAGCAGGATCTCTAACTTCTCTTAAAGGATTGTACTTTTTCCAACTGGAATCTGATATTTTAAAATCCGATACTTCAAATGTTCTTTCAACCAATTTTTCTTTTTCTGGCGACTGTGGCCAGAAAAAAATAACAGCAAAAATAACAACAAGAAAAACAGCCAAATATTTCATCTGATTACCTCAAAAATTTGACAATTATATATATGTCAATCAATATAAACATAAGAACAAGGATAAATTTCAATAGACCTTAACCAAAAAGCTTGCCACCAACTACACTTTCTTCCTTGCAAATCACCACCCCAATCCCAAGCTCTAAAAAATTCATTGTAAGAAAGAGCATCAACTTCTCCATCACTCGGATTGGCAAAATAAATAACACCATCACCATAACCAAATACAACCACATAATGCCAACCCCACTCCCAACTCCTAACCAATACAATACAAGGTTTTCCTAAAGAAACTTTATTCTTCAAATCACGCATGTTTCCAGTGTTTAACTTAGCATTCAATCCATAACTAATCAAAGAAATTCTAATCATCTCAGGCGCTGTCATGCCAATGTCTTTGCCATCATAAGAATACCAAACAGTTCTAGTGTTTTTCTTAACATCACTAATACTAGAATTAATACCATAAAATCTCATCAACATAACAGCTGAAGTTGGACCGCAAGTTATATCATCAGGCTGTTGTAATAAATCCATAAAATTATTCATAAAATAAGACGGATGAATTGTTTGGAAATTTTTGTAACATACTAAAACAAATAAAAATGAAACTGTAAAAAATATAACTCTAATTGTTTTGGAGAATAACATGCAATACCTAATTACTGATGGTGAAAACAAAACATGGGGCAATATCCAATGGAGCGAAAATATAACCCATGAACAAAATAACCCAAATTATTTATTCAGCACTTATACTGATCCAATATTGGCACACCTACTTAATCCAGCATACGAAGGATATAACAACCCATGCATTTGGACAGCTGAAGGTGAAATAACCAATAATTTCGGACTTCGCTACGAATGTCGAAAAATTACCTCTATCGAAAAATTAGATGTAAAAGCACCAACAAATGAACAAAGAATATCATTTGCTATATTATGTGCCACACATTTAGTCAATAACACAGCATTCAAAATGTGGGCCAAAAACTATTTGCTCGGAAACAATAAAACAAAAGAAACAGCCGATCTTGTGCGACAACAACTTGAAAAAATTGAAATTGTATCAACAAAAGAAGAAGATGGATACGTTGGTCCAGCTATATCTTGTATCATGGCAATAACAGTAGATGCCAATATGTTTGCAGCTAATGCAGCACATCGTACTTACTACGATAGCCCAGAAAATGATCGAATCGATCTCGTCAAAATAGCAAGAATTGCCACTTCTTTAAAACCAGAAGAAATTGCCGAAGTATTATAACCAATGTTTTTTATTGTATCTGCACAATGTTTCAATGAACGATTCTTGCATATTTCTTTCCCTATGCTTGAATGCCCTCAAAAATCGTGCAAAATGAAGATGGTCTGCTGACTTTCCTGAAAAATGCTGCATAAAATATTCTCTCGCAGCAGTTGGATTTTCAAATTTAGTAAAGTCTCCATCTTCACCTGTGCCGCTACGACCATAAACTTCACCTTGAAGCCTATTGTTCGCTTTACTTGATACATTAGCATAAATGTCAGCAGGATCAGCAGGATCAATCTCACCAGATGCATTTTTTTTCTTCACAACCTTTGGACGAACCTCTTTTGGTTCTTTGATTTCAAAACTATCCGACGATGTGCCAAACTTTCCAATTGCAGTTGGTCTAACAAATGTTGGAACAGACTTTCGACCAGATTCACCCCTATTGAAAGCATCAAAACTAAATGCACCACCTGCACCAACAGCATCATCCTGTGTTACTGCTTTAAATTCTCCACGACCATGAATAAAATCACCTATACTGTTTTGCAAGCTTCGATAACTAGGAGGCAACTTCTCAGACATACTTGCCTGATTAAGATCATTGTATAATTCTTTAATTTTAGCAGTCAAAGATTCATAGTTTGACATTAAATTTTCCCTTTAATCAAAAACTAACCATTATAAATATAATTATTTCTTTTTAACCCAAGAATTAACAATATTATCCCAAATGGGTCTTAAAAAATAAATAGTAATATATTGAATAACGGTGCTAGCTATTTGTGTTAAAAAAAATACCAACAACCAACTCACAGATTGAATTTTTACTTTTTCCTTATCACTTCCCATAACCTATTTATGAACCCAAAAACACAAACTTAAAAAAAAAGATAAATCCAAACATTTTTTCTTTACAATCAAGAAAAACTAATCTATGGTATGAGTGTTCATTTTTAGAAGCACGTCATCAACTGACGCAAAAAGAGGGTAACATCATGTATCTCTGGACAAGCGAAGCAGTTTCTAAAGGCCATCCAGACAAAGTCGCTGATCAGATCGCAGACTCAGTTCTCGATGCATACCTTACAGTTGACCCAACACAACGTGTCGCATGTGAAGTGACATGCTGTAAGAAAGTCGTTCTCGTCACTGGAGAAGTAAGCAGCAGCAAGTCTGTTGATATCGACTCTATCGTCCGCAATAAGATCAAAGAAATCGGATACAATCATCCTGATACAAGCTATGACGGTAACACCGTCAAAGTGCTTAATCTCATCAACACCCAATCAGATCAAATCGCCAACGCCGTAGCCAAAGAAAATGGCGATATCGGTGCAGGTGACCAAGGAATTATGTTCGGATTTGCATGTGATGAAACAACTTCTCTCATGCCTCTCGCTCACCACCTTTCATTCAAGGCTATCAATGCACTTGAAACAGATAGGACTTCATCTGACTCTGCCTTACTTCCAGATGCAAAATCACAGGTGACAATCGCCTATAATGACAACGGAACACCAAAATACATCGACACAGTGCTTGTTTCAACACAACACAAAGAAGAAACATTCAATAATCTTTCTGAACTAAAAGATTATTTGCACAAAATAGTTCGTCCCTCGATTGCTGGATTATATGAAAGGTATATCACCAATAATACGAAGTGGCTTTACAACCCAGCAGGCCTTTGGACATTCGGAGGACCCGGAGCCGATACAGGACTAAGCGGCAGAAAAATCGTAGTCGATAACTACGGCGCAGATTGCCCAATTGGAGGAGGTAGCTTCAGCGGTAAAGATCCAACCAAGGTTGACCGTAGTGCAGCCTACGCAGCACGTCATGTGGCTAAAAATATCGTCGCTCAAGGACTTGCAACAAGATGCCAAGTCCAAATATCTTACGCAATCGGAGTGGCAGAACCAGTCTCAGTCCGTGTCCAAACCTTCGGAACAGGAGACGATGCCAAATTGACCAAACTAGTTCAAAATAATGTGCCACTCAGCCCCAAGGCCATTATCGAACGATTCCAACTTCGCCGTCCTATCTACTCGGCTACGGCAACAGGAGGTCACTTCGGAAGAGATCAGTTCCCTTGGGAATTGATTAACCTGAAAATCAACTAAAACTAACCAAACAAAAAGGGACATGCCTAAAAACATGTCCCTTTTTGTTGCATTATCGCCACCACTATTAAATAATTTTCTCAACCTACAACAAATCCATATTGCTTCCACAATAAAAATCGCTTAAAATCTTCTAAACCAGAAGGATAAGCAAATGTGGAACACACCTCTAGGAATCAAACAAATATCAGGAACAAATAAACAATTAATCATGATCGGAGTCAAATCAATAACTCAAAAAATTTGCAACGAAAAAATTAACCCAATAAAAGCATTCCAAAACCTTATAGAAAATGATAAAGAATTTTGCGGCAATGCACCAAGCGTATTCCTCTCTATGCCAGATACACAAAAAATCGTCGCCATACACAACGTATGCAACGATATGTTCTCAATAAATAAACCACCAAAACAATACGCATGGAACGAAGCAACAGTAAAAGCTATATTCGACTCAATCAATGATGAAATCATAAACGAAATAAAACTAAACAATACAAACGAAATAAGAGAAACTATATTAAAAATTTATCACGAAATATGCGAAGAAAAAATTGAATTCAACCCAAATAATAAAAAAAAATGGTTCGATGTAATCGATCACCTGTCAGGCTTAATACTATGGAACAACAACTACGAAATGCAATTCGATGACATCGAACCAGAAGTAATGAAAGAAATAAAAAAATATATGAGCGTCGAAAAAGACTATTGGATCAAACCAGCACCTATCGATAACACCAAATCAATAAAACTAGCAGTAAAAGAACTCTATGAATTAATCCATCCATTTCAAATGTCACAAGAAGAACTAAAAATAATCACATAAAAATAATACATAAGTTATGAAACTTTCATTCTCAAATTATGTTCAAATGCGTGAAGCAAATATCACACAAACAAACACAGTAGGACAAATTGCAAAAGGAGTCGCTGGCCAAGCAGCAGGAATGGTCACAGGATTATTGGGAATAGATTCAATAATACAAGCAGGACAAATAGCTGGACAAATTTTCAACCTCATCAAAAATCGTCAAGACGCAGGAAAACTAATACAACAAGCTATGTCTCTACCCGACTCCACAAGAGGAGGTGTAGCAAATGCAGAAATATTCGACATAAATGACTCACTATGGGACGAAAAAACAGGAATGCTCAGTCAATTAGCAAAAAACGAAATCCTACAACTCGTGCAAACCAGATTGCAAAAAATTGCGGCCAACCCACAATCAGTTACACCAGAAAATATGAAGGGATTCGCTAACAATATAGCAATTGAATATATACAAAATAAATCAGCAAATGCAAAAAAAGCATAGAAATCGGCCCAAGATAATAAAATTTTTATTCAATTAACAATAAATGATTAATCACTGGTACTCACTGGTTAGTAAAGAAATTATTTGTGAATCTGATCCTGTATAATGGTTTCTCAATACGCTTTTCAATAAATCTTTTGAATATGAATAATCAATTATTTGAGAAAAATCATTGTGAGATAATTTATTGATGTTGCCTGAACCTAATATTTCTGCCATCTCTTCTATTTCAGGCCTAGAATAAACACTTCCAAGCAAAAACTTGATATTACGATTTGGTATTTCTTTTCTATATCCAACTATAATTCTTAGTATTTTATTTCTGGTATTTGGAGAATAAATTAAACTACCAATCTGATTCTCAGACAACTTATTGATATTGTCTGGACCTAATTCTCTTCCAATTTCATCTTTATCAACAGCATATTCAAACATCCAATGAACATTATCGCTAGATAATTCTTTTTTATAATGAATTATAATTTTTATAGCCTTATCTCTATCTGATGAGTAACTAATGAACCTAATAACATCACTATTGGTTATGATTCTATTTTTAAATAATTTTTCAATATCTCTTTTAGGAATTTTGCTTATATCAATTGATGTTTTTCTTACTGGTATACTGTCGCCTTGTTTGCTAAATAATACCTGTGGAATCACAAGTATTCTTTTTAATGAAGTACCTGTTAAAACAACGCCTTGAGTTGGCTCACTTCTGTGAATTGTTTTAGTGCCATGATCTACAAATCCATCAATGCCACATTTTCTTAAATTGGCATTCCACAATATAGGTTTATCTGAAGCAAGTTCTTTCGTCACAAGCCATAATTTTGAATAGTCGCTACGCAATTCATATTTTTCTTCGATACTTCGCAACGCAGCATCAACTTCTTCTTTTGGAAATATATCAAGTAATTCCAATCCCTTCTGATTTTCTATATCAGGATTCATATGCAATATTTTGTCTGGCCTTATAAATTCACAAAGATTGATATAAGGCTGATTTCCAGCAAATTCAACATTCATTTCATTTTTAACCACATAATCTAATGGATAAAAGTAAATTCCAAGAGGTGTATCATATTGACTTTTCGGATTGATGCCAACCTTGTCAATTGCTGTAAATGTAATGAAAAGATTTTCTGGATTTGGATGATTATTCTGGATGTATTTCAACGCATCCAATGGCTGACGGAATTCTTTTCCATCAACAGTTATCGCTTCAGATAAAATCAACCATTGTTTAAAGTTCATAATGTTTATTTAGATAAATTACTTGTGTATTTTTTCAATATTTTCTTTACCTAATATTCTTGCCATTTGATCTTTGTTAGATGCATAACCTTTACCTAATATTCTTGCCATTTGATCTTTGTTAGATGCATAACGAAGCAAACCAAGAACAGTATTACCAGATAATTTATCAATATTTTCTTTACCTAATATTCTTGCCATTTCTTCTATGTCATATGCATTACGAAGCAAATTATAAACACCACTATTAGTTAATTTATTAATATTTTCTTGCCCTAATATTTCTGCCATTTCTGCCATTTTTTTATGTCTAGATGCATACTCAAGCAAATCAGAAACATTTTTAGCAGTTAATTTATTAATATTGTCTGGACCTAATATTCTTGCCATTTGACCTTTGTTTTTTGTATAAATAAGCAAATTAAAAACATTTTCATCAGATAGTTTATTAATATTGTCTGATGAAAATATTCCTGCCATTTCATCTTTGTTTTTTGTAAGTCTAAGCAAACCATAAATATCATCATTAGATAATTTATTAATATTGTCTGAACCCAATATTCTTGCTATTTCATCTTTATTTTCTGCATAATAAAGCAAAGTATAAATATCTTCATTAGACAATTCTGGTTTATATTGAATTATAATTCTTGCTATTTCATCTTTGTTTTTTGCGTCATCAAGAAATTTTTGAATATCAGTATTAAACAAATTTCTATTTTTTAACAAGTTTTCAATCTGATGTACAGTAATTTTGTTTATATCAGGTAATGGCTTCCTCAATATTTGTGGAATCACAAGTATCCTTCTCAACGCAGTACCAGTAAAAACAACACCTTGAGTTGGCTCGCTTTCATGAATTGTTTTAGTATTATGATCTACAAATCCATCAATCCCACATTTTCTTAAATTAGCATTCCATAAAACAGGTTTATTTCCTGCTATTTCTCTTGTGATAAGCCATAATTTAGAATAATTACTACGCAATTCATAATTGTTCTCAAGGCTTTCTATTGCAGCATCAACTTCTTCTTTTGGAAATATATCAAGTAATTCCAATCCCTTCTGATTTTCTATATCAGGATTCATATGCAATATTTTGTCTGGTCTTGTAAACTCGCAAACATTAATATAAGGTTTATCTCCAGCAAATGGAACATTCATTTCATTTTTAACCACATAATCTAATGGATAAAAGTAAATTCCAAGAGGCGTATCGTATCCACTTTTTGGATTGATTCCAACTTTGTCAATTGCTGTAAATGTAACAAAAATATTTTCTGGGTTTGGATGAGTTTCTTGTATGTGTCTCAATGCATTCAATGGCTCACGAAATTCTTTTCCATCAACAGTTATCGCTTCAGATAAAATCAACCATTGTTTAAAGTTCATAATGTTTATTTAGATAAATTACTTGTGTATTTTTTCAATATTTTCTTTACCTAATATTCTTGCCATTTCTTCTGGATTTTTTGCATTATCAATAAAATATTTAACATAATCGTCAGATAATTTAGCGATATTTTTTGGACCCAATATTTCTGCCATTTTCTCTTTGTCAAGTGTTCTATAAAGCAAACTATGAACATTATCGCTAGATAATTTTTCAATATTTTCTTGCCCTAATATTCTTGCCATTTGATCTTTGTCAGATGCACCACTAAGCAAATAATAAACATGATGATCAGAAAATTGATTAATATTGTCTGGACCTAATATTTCTACTATTTTCTCTTTGTCAGATGCACCACTAAGCAAACCATAAAAAGAACCAACAGTTAATTTATCAATATTATTTTGACCTAATATTCTTGCTATTTTTTCCTTGTCAGATGCACCACTAAGCAAATTATGAACATGACCATCAGTTAATTTATCAATATTATTTTGACGTAATATTCTTCCCATTTCTTCTATGTCAGATGCATCACTAAGCAAATTATGAACATGACGAACAGTTAATTTATCAATATTATTTTGACCTAATATTCTTGCTATTTTTTCCTTGTCAGATGCACCACTAAGCAAATTATGAACATCTTCACCAGAAAATTCTGTTTTATATTTAATTATTAAATTTATCATTTCCTGTCTGTTAGATGCGCTATCAAGCAAAAATCTTACATATTCACGATTTATTTTATTAATATTGTCTGAACCTAATATTTCTGCCATTTTTTCTTTGTCAGGTGCGCCAAGAAGCAAATGAAAAACATTATCGCCAGTTAATTTATTTTTTTTCATATAAAATCTTAATTTTACATATTCACTTTTGCGAACATCATCTAAAATTTGTGAAGGAATAACTTTTTCTTCTTCAAGGTCATATTGTTTTTCAACTGAAGTAAAACCAATTTTCTCATTTGGGAACTTAAGATCAGATATTGATCTAATACTTACACCTTGACCAGATTTAATCCAATTTTTCTCAATAAAATCTACAGTCGTAGGTGTTGGTGCATATGCATATGCCAAAAACTTAAGTCCTTCATAAGGTGCATACACACATATACATTTGCCGTCTTGCGCTCCATTATAAACAATACCTTTGCATTTATGTTCCCATAAAAAATGTTCATCATCTTTTAATGCTCTTGATGCAGCAGCACTTCCAAATTCTCCATCTTCGCTTATTTTTTGGTATTTCTGCCATTGTTCATCAGTTAATTTTAATGTCAATTTAAGAATTCTTGCTTGATCTTTTAATTTCCAATTATTTCCATGTATTTGTTTGGCAACATCTGGCTCAAGAACAAAGTAATTATTTAAATTATTTACTTTTAATTTAACAACATAATCTCCATAGCCTAAATTTGTTGTACCTTCTAATGTATAAGTGGTATAAAGTCCCGGTCCATGAAAATCACCCTCACCTGCTCGAAATCCATCGTTCATCATTTGTCGTACATATTCAAAAATTGTTCTATGGAATATAGTAGCAGTGTTATTCTGTGTATACAGTTCTTCAGATAAAATCAACCATTGTTTAAAGTTCATAATGTTTATTTATTGAAAAAAGAATTAATTTTTTGATAAATAAACATTATGAAAATGAATTTTAAAGAATGGTTTTTTAAAAACCATAAGAAACCATTATTGGAATTTAAGGCTCAAGAGTTCTATGACTTTTATACTCTTGCAGCAATACAAAAAATGCCGAACATCCATGGAGAATTATCAACCCAAAGAACAGAATATGACAAGGAAATTGAAGACAAAATAATCGACAAAGGAAACAAAGTAATCGACGAAATTATCGACGATATGTCTTTTATAGTTCTAAAAAGACATATGAGAACAGAAATTTTTATAGAAATAATGCAAGAAAAATATCCAGAGACTTTTGAAAAAATTCCAGAAGAAAGAAGAATTAGAACAGGATTCTCAAGAAATTGGCAAGATAATCAATTTTTCGACATATGGCATAATTTTACAAATAAAGATAAAGACAACATTATAGAAGTATCTATGGACATATATAGCAATCAAAATCCATGGAAAGAAATATTACAATTAATCAAAAAAACAAAAGAACAAACACCAATATTTAATGTTAATCAAATTGTATATAAAGTAAACGAACTGACACAGTTAATCCACAACAATGGATCTATATTGGAATATCTTCCAAATGAATTCGATAAGGCATTGCAAACAAGAGATAATGCCTCAACAGCTTACTTGGCATCTATTGCATCTCCTTCCGTTAAAGAATTAATCAGATCAGCAGGAGTAGGATACTTGGGCAAACCAGAAGAACCAAAATACTTAGATCTTGTAAAAACGGCTATGAACAGAGCCATAAAAATGAATTTCTTTGAAAACTCATACTTTCAGTTTGAAGAAACAATACAAAATTCACCTGAAAAAGAATCAATGAAAGGTAAAATTATAATTCCATCATCATCATTTAATATTTTCGCATCAAATAAAGATAATATTTATGACTCACTTGAAATGAAAAGATTTTTATGGAAATATGGTTTCAAATATATTGGTCGTGAATTAAAAGGTAAAAATAACTCAGAAATACAAAATAAAATGAAAATAAAAGAAGAACAAATAAAAAAAGAAAATGAAGGAGATAAAACATGGCTAAGAAAGTTCGCAATGGAAGCAGACAATGCGCTATTTAACAATAATAGAGATTTTTACCCAGCAAAAGTATATTATATGCTCAAGAAAAATAACATAAATCCATCAGATGATATAGTAATAGACTTTTTAATGACTCATCAGAAAACAGATGACAAACAATTCAAAGGTGTAAATATATCATATAAGGGAATAAAAAATCAATTCTTTAACCTATTCACACAAAATATAGAATATCCAGAAAATAGAATGTTATACCAATTTAACCATGAAGAAAATTATGAATACGGACTGATAACATATGCACAAAAAAAGATATTACTAGACATAACCTATAACTTTATGGGTACACATATTAATATCGTTAATGAACTTGAAACAAAAGAATTAGATCAAATTATTTGAAAAAATCTCAATGAATTTTAAGTTCCACCTAAGGTAAATCCATGAATTGTTTTGGCCAATTTTGCTAATTCAGGATGATTCTTTTTGCTGGCATCAGTAACGTGTGCCGCAGCATCAGACGCTCCATGAGTACCCATGTGTAATAAATCATGAGCCAAACCATGACCATGAGCAGCATGGCCAGCAGCGTGAGCAGCGTGGCCAGCAGCGTGAGCAGCGTGAGCAGCGTGACCTGCATGGCCAGCGGCATGAGCGGCATGACCTGCATGGCCAGCGGCATGAGCGGCATGACCAGCATGGCCAGCAGCATGAGCGGCATGACCTGCATGGCCAGCGGCATCGATTGAATGACCAGCAGCATCGATTGCATGACCTGCTGCCATTTGATGGCCAACATCTGCAAGTGTTTTAGTTGCTTCTTCAGCACTAGCAACTCCCATAGTAGCAACAATGCCAGAAATAGTTGACAAACCTTCTGGTGATGTTAACATTTTATATGCAGTTGCGGCTGCTCCTCCAGATGCAACGGCAACAGCAACAACAATACTTATTTTCATAGCAGTAACAGTAGTAGAATAAGGATTCGACTTCATTGAACTCCATATGTCTGAAAATAATTTTTTGGCAGAAGATCCTATTGATGATGCCGCTGATAGCGCAGAAGATCCCATTGATACTAAATTTTTACGAGCTAAATTACCATACTTGTAAACATTACCAGCGACATTGCCCAATGCTCCACCAACCATTCCCGCTCCAGCAGTTATGTCGTCATAAATGCCTTCTTCTAAAAGTCTTCTATGATAATAATCACTAAAACTAAAAGACTCATGCTTTTCTTCTTTATGATGTTTTAGTCCTATCAACCAAGCCGTAGCAGAGGCAAAATATTTCTGCACAAAATAAACTACTGTAACCATTGGTACAGATCCGCCCACAAGCGCAGCAGCGGTTACAGCAACGCCAAGAGGCAATGAAATTTTAAGATATTTCAACAAAAATTGCATAGTAGGGTTATTACAAAAGTCGATAGCCTTTTTAACATATGGATCAATTTTACTCTTCATGCCCTCATACATCTGTATTTCTTCTGGACTAAAAACACTGGAAGCATCATAAGACTTCTTAAATCCAGATGTGAAGGAACCTAGAATTTTTCCAGCATCAAATTTTGGTATTTTTTGTGGCTGTGCATTAGATCCACTTTGCTGAAAATCTCCCTGTGAAGGATTTCCTGTTAGAACATCATCTTGTTCAAAAAGATAACTGTCAACAACGCCATAATTCTTTTTGTAAACAAATTCAAGATATGGATTTATTCTAGGATTATATTTGTTTATCATATTTTTAAGCATAAAACACGTTTTTCAACAACGTGAATAAATCTGCATCCTCCAAAACATTTTAACTTAATGTTATTTATAATAAATAAATTGAAAATTAAATTTTATATTGACAATGTTCACTTGCACATTAAAAAATAATTAACATTATTCTAAATAAATTATGAATTTTAAACAATTTTTCTATCAACAAGAACTCAACGAAGGGAAAAACATAACTCTTCCTCCAGAAGTATTAGCAGCAATCGATCAACACTTGCCAGAAATCATGAGCCAAATTTGTGAATCTAAGAATACAGGCAAAAAATTTGAAATGAATTTAGTAGAATTTAATAACAAATATATAAAAAAATCTAATGTTGAGAATCCTGAAATTTCTAGATTAAACTTAATTTTTAAATGGGATCAAATGCAAAAAGATCCAGTAATTGAAGAAATAAAAAAACAAGTAGATCAATTACAAACACCACAAACACCAAATCAAATCATAAAAATTATAATTGATCCAGAAAAAACTGAAACAATGACACACGCAGCAGGATGGGCAAACACAGAAGAAATAAAAACAGATTATTTAGAATTAAAAGAAAAAGTAGATGAAATTATTGATAACAATTATAAAAATATAACTGAAATTTTTGACAAATACTATTCCGAACAATACGGCAAATATATGCGTGAATTACAATCAGATTTGAAAGGTCATCGAGACGAAATTATTTATGGTAAAAATATTGGTATTCGTCAAATTAAATATTACTTTGATGAAGAAACAAAAATAATAAAAATATTAGGTACAGTACATATAAACGAAAAATACATGTGTGGAAAAAACAAAGAAGAAATAAAAACACTGCTAGTACACGAAATAATACATTGCATTGATCCAAAATTAATTTACAATATTCGGGCTGATAAATATTATTCACCATATGGAAATAAATATAATTACGAAGACCTTAAAACATATAAGTCAAACGAAATGGAAATAGAAGCTAATATTGGAGAAATGGTTCAAAAAATATTCGATCTGGTCAACAATTCAACAGATTATCAAAAAACTAAATATCAAATCGAAATTATAGCACAACAACTAAGAGGCGCACCAAGACCTAATCTAACAAACACATCAAGAAATGATAATTCTCCTTTTGTTAATTGGATGAAAGACTTTTTTGACGAGTTTAAAAGTATTCTTAGAGATGTTAAAACTGGTATTGTTAGCGGTATTACGGCACCTTTTGTTGATGCAAAAGCGCAAAATTATATCAGTCCTTTAAAGTCAGATCCTGATTTTGATTTATACACGAAACAACTCACACCAGAAATAAAACGCAAAGTCCTCGAAAGACTCAGCAATGCTGTAATACAAGCCAGAGAAATACTAGAAAGAAAATATGTGAAAAAAAATTGAAACTATCCCTTGTTGCTTCTAGTATCAATCACCACATCACCTCTACAAGCCTCTAAAACATTTCTTAATTGATCAGAAAGACTTTGTACTTTCAATAAAATTTCATCAATTTCATTGTCCATTCTTTTATTAGACTTAAACATCTCTCTGTAACCACTAGGAGTCGGTATCTTGCCGCCTTTTGTCAAATAATAAACAAACATCTCACGATATAACTCGTCTTCAATAAGATCAAATCTACTTTGAACTTTTTTCCCCTTCTGTTTATCTATAAGTTTTCTTAAAGAACCCATAGGAAAAAACATGTAAAGCTCTTCTGAACTTAATTTATTTTTCAAATATCTCATAATACCCAAGGATGAATTTACTGCTTTCATCAATTCAGGCCTTATTTTTTTAGGATACTCAGCATGTATAAATGTTCCTTTTTCGACAGAATCAAACACAGCATGTGCAAAAGTATGCAACATCATCCAAGGAGTAAGAGAATCCGCAAAAGTTGATTCCTTTACAAAAACTATATCACTTTTAGGTATTTTTACACCAAGATTATGTCCGTAAAAAGTCTCACCATCAAAGAAATATTTGTTTGCTTTTTCTGTCCTAGTTTCAGGAGTGTCATTCCAATCATAAATTGGAAGCATTCCAAAGTACATGTGAATATCAACGAAATCCAGTCCTTTTAAAAATGATTTCAACTTTTCTTTAATCTTGGGAAACATTCTATTTAATATTTTTTCGTCATTTTTACCAAAACCAATATCGGCTCTTTCCTCTCCATCGGCATTTTTCACTTTCCGAACAAATGTATTGCCCAATGCCATCTCGTTAAATTTGAGCCACTCAAGAAAACTTTTCATTTTTTAATCCTTTACTCAAAACATCATTATATTTACATTTGTTTTATAATAATTTTATCAAAACAAAAACATAATTTGAAAACTAAATAGTTCATGAAATTTAAACAATGGCTCATAATAGAGTCAATAATGGAACTAACTCTATATCACGGCACAAATGCCGATTTCGACGAATTTCAAGAAAATCCCAAAAGAATGAATACAGATTACGGATACTACGGATACGGAATTTATTTGTCTTCAAACCCAAGATACGCCAAATACTACGGACACAAAATATATAAGTGCCATGTAACTCTCAACAACCCACTCATATGGGAAAAAGGAAAAGAAGAATTAGCCGAAAAATATGAAATAAAGGGATACCCAAAAAATGAAATAAGCGCCGCAAAAGAATTAACCCAAAAAATCAAAGACGATGGCTACGACTCCGTAATCGTATTGGGAATAGGAACAGGTATGATATACGGAAGAATGGTAGAAGTTCTTGTGTTTAACCCCAGCCAAATAAAAATAATTAACAAAGAACCAAACCAAGATATCGAGTACTCAGACTTCATTAACAAAGTAACAAACCCAATTCTGTAAAAATAATAAATATTTAGTATGATCTACTGTCGGTAAGCACATCTCCTCTGCAAGCTTCTAAAATATTCTTAAACGCATCAGAAAGTTCTTGTATGCTTGCTAAAATTTCGCTAACTTCACTTTCTGATTTTCCATAACCAGCAAGTTTCTCTTTATAATCACTAGGAATAGGTATCTTGCCACCCTTTGTCAAATAGTAAACAAACATCTCACGAAACAATTCGTTATCATTAAGCTCAAAACCTTTTTGAACTTTTTCTCCTTTGTTCATTTTTATAGATTTTCTTAAAGAACCCATAGGGAAAAATATGTAAAGCAGACTTTCTCCCACTCCTAAATTTTTTAATTTACGGTTTGCCGCAATAGCTGACCATACCGCCTTTTCTAATGCAGGTCTTTGAAAATTACCAAAATCTACATTTATAAATGTTCCGTCTATGACAGAATCAATTGCAGCATGTGCGAAAGTATGCAAAATCATCCAAGGACTTAAAGAATCAGCAAAAGTACCTTGCTTTACAAAAACTATATCACTTTTAGGTATTTTTATACCAAGATTATTTCCATAAAAAGTCTCACCATCAAAGAAATATTGGCGTAATTTTTTAACAAATTGTTCGCCACTATCTCCAAACGCCATAACAGGAGGAATTCCAAAATACATGTGAATTGTTACAAAATCCAGTTTTTTTAAAAATGATTTCAACTTGCTTTTAATCTTGGGAAACATTTGACCCACTATTTTTTGGTCATTGCCACTAAAATAACCTGATTTTTCTGGATTAAATGTATGACCCAATGCCATCTCATTTAATTTCAACCACTCAAAAAAACTTATCATTTTTTATTTCCTTGATTAACACATTATTATATTTATTGCTTAAACATAATTTCATCTAGAATTCATACTTTTAAGAATAAAATTTCAATAAATAATGCATGGAAGAAATCATATACATTATTCAACACATCACCACAAATAACCCAGCACTGCCTGATTCTCAACAAGAATTAATCAGCACCCTATCATTCATCACCATTATGCCAGTTGCAGCCTTATTCTTTTTGTACATAATCTGTGAAGAATATTTTAACTGCTGATCTAAATAAAGTATGCTAAATGTAAACATTCCACATTTCTATTGCTATCTCCGCAAAGAACAAATGTACCAACACAAGGATCACTTAGACGAATTAGTAAAAGTCACGGTTTTTGCAGCACAATCAAATCCTGACAATGCTCTTCTTTTCCACGTTATGACAGATGAAGGCATAGTCAGAAGCCGTGTTCCAATCCATATGCTTGTTCATAAAATAGACTCACCTAGAATGCCACTTGATTTCCTACAACTATGGGACTGCTTTTCTGTCAATGCATCGTGCATAACATATAATTATTTGAAAGCATCAAGAGCCAAAGTCGTTTTCAAAGATGCAAGCGAATTTTGGGGCAAATATATGATGACATTTGACTGGCACGACAATCCATACAGCGACGAACCAACTCAATACAAGTGCCTTCACCTCATACAACTAGACAACGGACTCTATACATTACAACCAAATAATCGTATCTATTGGAAACATATGTCATTCACAACTAAACCTTTTCCAAAAAAACCAGACTATAAAGTCGATGACAAAATATTCCAATGCGAAGGTTCTTCTGAAAAATGGATAATCAATGGAGATGATGAACAATACTATTACGAATTCAATCAAAAAACCACCGATCCAGATACCAAGACATAAAATTTTAATTGGTAATCATAAATATGATAAAATTTAAAAATAATAAGTTTTAATTAGATGCGTTAAAAGGTAAAAATGAATAAATTTGAAAGCTATTTAAGAAACCGTGATCCTATTCTTTACGAAGAAATAAGAGATGAACAATCAAAAATGTCAAGAAGAGGATTTTTGGGATTGGGAGCTTTGGGCGTGTTGGCAGGATTTGGTGGAAAATCAACCGCCGAAAGTCCAGATCAAAAAAAACTTGCGTCAATAATAAAAAAAATCGACCAAGGCATTACTGATAACAATGATGCTCATAATGAAATAAAAAAACTAAAAGATGGAGCATATGATGGACTTTTAATGAAAACTAATTTGACAGATGACGAAAAAGTTTTTATGGATTGGATGGATAGCCTTATAAGAAGAAATACAAGTGTTGCATTAGAAATATTAAAAGAAAAACATTACCATGATAGTAATTTTAATAATAAACTTGATCTAAATGATCCTGTTGTTAAATTCGTATTTAAGATACATCCAGAATTCAAAAAAGCTATGCAAGAAGGTGGTAAAGACTGGATGCAAAGCCACGCACCGGGTGCTGCATATGATATTAACATGAAAAGAGACAGATTTAGAAGAAGGTTTGATTTAGGGAGTCTAAATATAGATAAAATTTTAGACAATAAATAAATCATGATATCCTTCAAACAATTCCTAGAAGATCAAGAAAATTCTTCACAACAAGATGTAAGACAAGATATTTTCAACTCTTCCATTCCAGATAACTTAAAAGAACTTTTCAAAGCTGTTAATAACTATAATAGACAATCTGACAGAAATACACTTTTCCACCTAATGCCAAAATACGACAATATGGATTTGCCAAACCTAGATTCACATGGAATTTCAAAAATTTCTCGCTCATTTCAACTTAACTCATTAATTAAATTCTTGGAAGACGGTAAAATACCAACAAGTATGCACAGCGCACCTCTACTAAAAGGAAGAAACGAAAGCTTCGGAGCAGGAATAGGAACAGCAAGCGGAACAGCATATAGAGATGGACTATTCATAATCGTCGCAACACCCGGAAAAACATTACATGAAGAAATAAAATATGTCATAGTCGATGGACAAGTGGCTGACTCAAGATTTCAAGAAAATGGAATGAACCCAACTCAATTCCTTCAAAAAGAACTAGGAAAAGGAAAATACATATTCATCGACGGAGGAGAAAATAACAACCAACTAGAATCATTCTTCTCAAAAATAAAAAAATCAACACCAATAGAAAAATCAATAGAAAAACCAATAGAAAAAAACAATGATTTAGACCTGCAAAAAATAGGAATAAAACCAGATGAAGCAGAAATGAAATCATTCCCAAATAATATCATCGGCGTAAGAAATAGAAAGAAAAAATCATACGGTTTTGGAAAAATGCACTACTTCGACCAAAATAAATCCAACCTACAAGATTTTATCAGAGAACTAAAAATATCATTCGACTTAATATTCTCCGATTTATAAACCAATAATTCTAAATAAATCATGATATCCTTCAAACTATTCCTAGAAAGTGAACTCTATACAGAAACTAGAGACATAACACCAATAGGAACCATATCATCAAAAGAAGCAGAAAATAAAATACCCAAAAAACTCAATTCAGAAAATATCGGAAAATACATCTCCCAAGGTTTCATAAATGTCTACAGAACAGAAGACTTCAGCATGTTCTTAAAACCAAGAAATCGTGGAATATATTACTTCATAGGAGATGAAAATGACCATAAACTCGAACTCGGAAAATCCCTAATAGCTCAAACCAAAGTCCACGCAGCACACCTATTAGGATTTAATCAAAAATTTATACTCAAAAAACTCAACTACTATTCAGATATACCCAAAAATGAAAGATCACCAGAAAAAGAAGACCAACTACTACAACCATTCCTCACAGGTACTAGAAAATCATCATCATTCGATCAATTCGACTACTACATCACCTCAGCAGCTAAACAACAAAACTATAATACAATCATTATCCTAAACGAACCAATTCGTAACTTCAAAACAGGAACAGAACTAATAGACCTCAGAAAAGAAGTTATACCTCAATCAATACAAGATCTACAACAAGAAGATTAAATAAATCATGATCACCTTCAAACAATTCCTTGAATCATTCAAAATGGAAGACCAAACCTTCTCCGATAACAACGGAACCTACTCAGTTCCAAAAATAGTCCACTACGCAACAGAAAATAAAAAAATAAAAGAAATACCAATGTCCAAACTTCTACACAACCTAGAACCATCCCCACATGAATCAGGATCAGAACTGCCCAACCATCCAGAATTTATCGAAAGAGCTAACCAAACTGATCTCAAATACCCTATCATCATCGTCAAATACCCAGACGGTCTCTTTATAGCTGACGGTGTCCATAGACTATACAAAGCACACTCCCAAAACCAACAAACTATGAAATCATATGTGCTTAACCAAAATGAACTAGAACAATTTAAAATAGAATAAAATTAATCCATTCAACTATAAATAAAACATGAAAACATTTAAACAATTTGTCGAAAATAAAGAAGAAATTATTCAACTGGGAAAAGAACATGAACTAGATTACTCAAAATTAGGATTTCCACCTTGGGCCAAAACAAATGCTGGACAATATTTTCTCAACACAGATGGGAAAATCATGTACACAATCCAAGGACAAAAAGGAATCATGAACTTCGATATGTTTGAACCAATCTATCACAAACACTTCGCAAAAGACATAACACCACAAATGGCACAAGACCTCACAAACAAATACGCAAAACAAATGACAAGCTCAGTCGATGATCAACCAAAATTTGGAGCAAAATCACCAGATATGTACCAAGGACATGGCACTACCATGATATCACAAGATGGCGAAACAACATACAAATCACCAAACACAAAAGGAATCTACTCACAAGGCTCCTTTGAAAATAGCCCACAACACCAAGAACTTATGAATAAAATTTATAAGTAAAACTAATCAAGAATCAACCCAATTATTAATCTTCTGAAAAACCTGAGGAATAAGAACCTATACCATAATGCTTTTTAATCTTATCCTTCGCATCATTGTAAAGCATCGTTGTATAAGGAGGCCTGATATTCAATTCTTTAGCAATATCTTGATTCTTTGCACCCTCAGACCTGCGAGTCAAAATAATCTTCTGCCTCGGACTCAAACTCGGAACACTTAAAGCATCCTCTAATCCTATCTTTTCAAACGATGGATCTCCAGCTAATGACCTCGGCTCATGAACAGTACCAACTGTGCTAAAACGCACATTCCCTTTCTCCCTCTTCAAATTATTACGCCTCATAATGTCCACAACAGATGCTCTAATCATTGTTGTAATCAAACCACCAATTGTGTTGTAATTCAATTTTCTATTTCTTATTTTTTCTTCAACCGTATCATGAACCCTCATCAATGTCCTGTTGATAACGTCCTCTTCATCAACAATGTTTCTTCTAACCATTCTACGCTGATATAACAAAAGACTATTACTAAAACAATCTCTTATATTCTTGTCCAATCTCTCATAAAACTCTCCCTTCTTACCCAAATTGCCAGAATACCATAAAAATAAATCCTGCAAATTCCTATCACACTCAAAACGCCTCTGAGCATCGTCTGGATCTACAGATTCATAAAAATCTCTATTCATAACATATTCAAAAAATGTTAACATAAATTCCTCTTAATCAATCAGATATTTTTATATATTATCAATTAAATAAAACTAAATTTTTTACAAATATGGCAAATAATAATTAAAATGTAAACCCACCAAATCAGATTTTTCACCCGCCACTTTTTTTAAAATCCACTAATTATAAGATTCCAAACTTTTCTCGCATATATCCAAAATTGTCCAGAAGAAATTTTTGCAAAAAGTTAAAATTCAATGCAATCAATCCCTGTAAAAATAAAAAAGTAACAGTTAAATAAAAAGGCGACCGTCATAGCAGGGGACGGCAGGGGGGGGTAGCTATACTTTTTTATCTTTTTCAATAATAATTTTTTAATTTATATCTTTGTAAAAATATTTTTTAAATAATATCTTTTGATATATTTTTATATCTATTTTATATAGACATAAAAAAATAGCCATCCCCGAAAGGATGGCTATATATCTTTATGCAATCATCATAAGTATCTCTTCCGCACCGTACACTTTCTTAGCTCCGCATGACTCACAGGTATACTTGCGAGCATCTGGCTCGCAACCAGATGCTTCCTCCCCACAAGCTATACAGAATCCTATCATGTCGCCATCTTCGATAGCAGACATTACTGTTTCAATATCAACATTGATCTTCATGATAGCTCCTTCCTTATAGTTAGTTACCGTGCCACCAGATACCAAGAGTCTCGATTGAGACGCCAACTGAAAGCACTACCGTCAGAATCAGAAGCCAATCATTAATGTTCATAGCGCATACTCCTTTTAAGTAGGGGGGATCACTCGTCCCCCCTACAGTTACCTATCGTACAGCGACGACCGAGGTTATAAGTAATTGGTACTGATATTTTCTTATCAGTACCGTTCATTGATATCAACGGTGCTAGATATAGATTGCCATGACCAATCTTCCTTTATTATACGCCAGCCAGAGTACCAACCTATACCGATCAACATAATGATAGCAATCATTTTCGCATCCTCCATTGAAGTAGGGGGGATCACTTGTCCCCCCTACATTTACCTATCGTAGTGAGCCGAACGAAGCTATAAGTTTTATTTTGTTTTACTTATTTAGGATGTACTTATAGTACAAGACTTGAAGAATAACAGGTATAAAAAAAGATAGCAGGACATAATGTCCTGCTATCTAGTTGCTTTTTATGAACGGACGAATCCGGGGACAGATTGTATCTGTCCATTTTCCCGCACACATGCGGGGTGCCCAGTTGCAGGAGATACTACATCCGATCTCTTGGCAGCTTGCGCTACCAAGGCACTGACAATGTAGATCACCCCATCTTGTGGGGCGGGGAGGCCTGTCACCTCCCCCCATTGAATGCTCGCCACACCATCCGCATCGAATGGTGTGTGGGTGCTTGACACCCTTGCGACCTGACCAGAGGCCGCATAAGCGGCCCCATTGGTCAGGTTAATGGTGTGTGGGGTAAGATTGATGAAATTTTTCATGTCGCATCTCCTGTTAAGTGGAGGGATCACTCGTCCCCCCTACACTTACCTATCGTACAAGGCCGACCGAAGCTATAAGTTTTATTTTGTTTTACTTATTTAGGATGTGCTTATAGTACAAGACTTGAAGAATTTTTCAAGTCTTGTACTATAATAAGAACCTTAAAATAAAAAAAGATATCACAAGATATATTTAAATATCTTGTGATATCAAAGTTAAAAAGAAGATAGAGGGAGATATCTCCCTCTATCTCACTCTATCACAATTTACAGGGAGGCCTCGTACGCAGCCCATGCTGCGTTGATGGCTTCCCGCACGTCCTGCGGGAAGTTTTTGGGGTTTCCCCCGTACTTCCAGAGGGCCTCCTGCTCTAGCAGGAGGGCCTTAGCCTCCAGTTGGAGTGACTTTTCGTCCCGCACGGACCAATCTGAATCAGCCATTGTCGCAGCCTCCTGTGTTGTAAGGTGGATCACTCGTCCCCCTTACACTTACCTATCGTACAGGGCCGACCGAAGTTATAAGTTTTATTTTGTTTTACTTATTTAGGATGTACCTATAGTACAAGACTTGAAGAATTGTTTTTATAGTACAAGACTTGAAGAATTTTTGTATAGTACAAGACTTGAATAATTCTTCAAGTCTTGTACTATAATGAAAACCTTAAAATAAAAAAAGATAGCAGGATGTAACATCCTGCTATCTAAGGGAATCAGGCCACTAGCCTGATTTCCGTTCTTGGGTTGCCAATTGCGGCCTTGACCGCATCACATAAACAGGCATCGCTGCCCATTATATGTGTGGCCTGACCAAAACGCAGGATCACCCGCACGGGTGACCCTTTAATTGACCCCGTCACGCATCGGGACTCACGTCCCATGACGGATGACACGAGAGCCTTATCGGCCCCCATGCGGATGAGGGCACTAACATTTGCCATAGCGCAAACTCCAATTAAGTAGGGTGGATCACTCGCCCCCCCTACACTTACCTATCGTACAAGGCCGACCGAAGCTATAAGTTTTATTTTGTTTTACTTGTTTGTGATGTGCTTATAGTACAAGACTTGAAGAATTCTTCAAGTCTTGTACTATAATGAAAACCTTAAAATAAAAAAAGATAGCAGGATGTTACATCCTGCTATCTCTTATGTTTAATCATCATCGCCTTCGCTATAATCTTCAGTGTCGCCAACACTGAAGCTGATGGGTATGACAATTCTGCTATCATTTTTTATAGCAGACATCTGGATCAACTCAGCCACCGCCTGAGTGGTAGCTGATGCGGTCCTGATGATGCGTTTACCATCACCAGTTAGCCACGAATTCGTGGCTAAATTAAATTTGACACTAAAAGTTGGGCCAGATCGCCCGACCCACTGGCTGCTGGGGTGGTCCTCAAAGAGCCACTGAAAGTGGCCCGTGAGCCATAGCTCATCGTGGCCACTTTTCAGGGCATCAGAAAGTGCCATCTGGATATCAGGGAGATTGTGAAGGTCCTTGGCAAGGAAGGCAGTCTTCATAACGCAAACTCCAATGAAGTAGGGGGGATCAATCGTCCTCCCTACAGTTACCTATCGTACAGGGACGACCGAAGCTATAAGTTTTATTTTGTTTTACTTGTTTAGGATGTACCTATAGTACAAGACTTGAAGAATTCTTCAAGTCTTGTACTATAATGAAAACCTTAAAATAAAAAAAGATAGCAGGATGTTTAGTCCTGCTATCTTTTTGTTTTATTCTGCTATGTGGAACCAAGCCGAAGGCTTGGTCCACGAATCCACAATTTCGTGGGATAAAACTTTATATCCCTTGATTTCCCGTGGCTCGTACCCGTGGGTACGGAGCACATCCCAAAGATCGCCCTTTGAAAGGGCTTTTACGGTGGCCTTGCGGCCACCAGTGAGGGAAACAAGAATCGTTTTCTTGGTCAACATGGCGCAGACTCCAATGAAGTAAGGTGGATCAATCGCCCCCTTACACTTACCTATCGTACAGGGCCGACCGAAGTTATAAGCAATTATTTGAACTTCGGTCGTGTAGGGTCGTCCTCCCTACACTTACCTATCGCACAAGGCCGACCGAGGTTATAAGTTTTATTTTGTTTTACTTATTTAGGATGTACTTATAGTACAAGACTTGAAGAGTTGTTTTTATAGTACAAGACTTTAAAATTTATTTTATAGTACAAGACTTGAAGAATTTTTAAAGTCTTGTACTACACAGAAAAATAAAACAAAAAAAATATTGATATAGCATACTACACAGAAGATAGTATGCTATATCAATATGTGTTTGTTCACACATCTAGATATGAGCAGTCCACGTTAATGGACTCTAGATTGCTTCTGAGCCATTTTGGAAATGTCTCAGCGGTATCTTGATCCCAATCTATCAAGATGTTATATCTTGTCCAGAATATAACACCTTGTACTTCCCACTTTACTTCCTGTCTAACATCAGTCATTAAAGTATTTCCTTTCGTGATACAGAGACTTCTCTAGAATTGTGTCTAGGAAGTCATCGAGTCTCGGTGAGTAATCACATATGACATCAAAACCTGTGTTTCCGTACACAAGTCGAACCCAACCTTTTTTGCCGTCTTTTTCTAACAGCAATGCTTCGTCATCGACGCTGAAGCATTCTTCAATCATTGCCTTCACAGTTTTTAGGGGAGACAGCTTTATGATCTCCTCCCCGTTATCGAGGGCTATGGCATAGCCCTCCCTCTTTGCTTTGGTCAAAATGGCACGGACGATGATCCGTTCCGTTTGCCGTCTCTTCTCATTGTCTTTCCTGTTTATTTCTTCTTGTTCTCGGATTCTTTCTCGGATACTGCTGTTTTTGGATAAGTCGATGATGCTATTTTCGTTTGCTGCGTTCATGGTTTTCACCTTTCAGTCAATAGTAATTGCCACACTTGCCTATCGCACAAGGATGAACGAACTTATAAGTAATTTATAAGCAGGTTATTTGTGAAGCAGAGGAATAAAAGAATTCTTCAAGTCTTGTACTATAATGAGAACCTTAAAATAAAAAAAGATAGCAGGATGTTTAGTCCTGCTATCTTTTTGTTTCACATCATCCTTCCAGTTTTTCCCAGTTGATTTGGTCGTCTTCGATATCAATTAGATGTTTTAGTTTTTCTGTGAGGGACAGGAATTCCTGTCCCTCAATTTTGCGTTCTTCGTCGTTGAGATCGATGATCTCAACGATTTGGCCTTCTACCTCAATGTCTACCTCTCCGAAGCAGGACGACTCATAGTCGCCCTGCTGACGCTCGAAACTGGATACCCAGTACTCGCCTTCAACCTTCACGCCGTAAAGGTTGTTTTCAAGTTTCACTTCGTCATACTCACGCACAAAGGATGGCATGTTAACACTCCTGTTGGTTATAGGTACACCTTCTAATCGCACGAAGACGAACGAAGTTATAAGCAAATCATTCTATGCTGGATTAGGATGTTCGTAAAGTACAAGACTTTAAGAGTTAATCGTAAAGTACAAGACTTGAAAAATTATTGAAGTCTTGTACTTCAACAACACATTATATTGTGATATAGACTTTTATATTTTGATATATTTGTTTAGCTTCATATGTTTTTGTGTAATATCATATATGCTTGTGGAGTATTCTACGGTCTTGTGGAGTATTCTACATGCTTGTTGAGTATTCTACATGCTTGTTGAGTATTCTACGGTCTTGTGGAGTATTCTACATGCTTGTTGAGTATTCTACGAGTTTTTTGTATCCTGAGTTGTACATTACTATGCAGTCTATTGGTATTTCTTTGAGTTCTAGTATATATCCAACTATGTTTGGATGGTGATCACGATTATATTGGCAGTCTAGAACTTTGAACATGAGTTTTTCTCCTGTTTTGCCTTATGCTGGTTCAATGCTATCATGAAGGTTGTTGGTTTAGCAATTAAATTTTATTTATATATTACTGAGGTTTATTTAAAATGTATACAGCGATTGTGTTGGACGAGAACAGCAGGTCACAATTGATAAATGAATTCCCTTTGCCACCTGATTGGGAATTAATATGTCATCACATGACAATAAACATTGGTTCATCAAGCAGTGGTCCTGCACAAGAATATCTTGGCCAAGAAGTTGACTTGTTTGTTAATTCTGTTGCTGTCGATGACAAGGTTATGGCAGTTGGTGTGCAAACAGAAGTGCCAAGCGTCAATAGTAAAAAGCATATAACAATCGCAGTAAACAGAAAAGCTGGAGGTAAACCATTCATGGCTAATAAACTTGTTGTATGGAAACCTGTACCAAAAGAAATTCATTTATCAGGTGTTGTTGAAGAGGTATCTTAGTATATCAAATTAATTTTGACATAAAAAAATCCCCCTTGCCTTTGTTTGGCAAGGGGGATTGGCTGATCACGCAGCCATTCTACTGGCACACTCTGGCCCGATTCCAGTCTCAATCGAGAGAGGAACCGTTAACTTCCTTCCACATCGACCACATTTGCCCTCATGGTGGAGAGCGAAGCCCTTATCGATCAGGGGCTGGGTATTGTTTTCCCAGACCAGTTTCAAAGCACGGTTGATTAGTTTCACCTGAAGGCTTTCGCCATTCAGGCAGGACTTTGCAGTAGTCCTGATCTGCCCGTTATCTGGGTTTAGTATGCCCAGATAAGTGTAACTGCTGTTGTTGTCTGGGCCAGTGAGCAGTGACACGAAGAACGTGTCATTGAATCCATTCTGGCCTTCTTTAAACCGCACTTTGAATGTGTAGTGCGGCTTTAGGCCGTTCTCTGTTGCGTAAGCTTCTGGCAGTGCCAGCGTGAAGGTTGACTTGCCAGCAACAACGAACTCTTTAGAAATGATGTTCACTTTCAGACTCCTTGAAACAACAATCGTTCTCGCCACACTTTCTTATCGTAGAGTCCAGTACGAAGTTATAGGCAATTCATGTGTGTTTTCTTAATTATTGTTATATCTGTTTATAAAAAAAAAGCCTCGTAGAATACTCCACATGTCTTGTGGAATACTCTACGAGGCTTGTTGAATACTATGAATCGTATTTTTCAGGAAAGTTATCAAAAATTTTGACTAGATAATCTGAGTGTTCTTTTGATTCTTTGTTAAATGTAAATCTTATTGTAAGACATATTAAAATATGTGGTTCCAATGTCTCATCGATACGAAGGGTCTCATCGATACGAAGGAGCGATCCTTCTGGAGGTTGACCGGAGACTCTCAGGATTTGATCGAGTGTGCGTCTTGCATCTGCCATGGCAGCATTTAGGTCATAATTTGGACCAAGTTTATCATGTATAGGTTCTTTTCTTGGTGTTATATCGAAGTCACACGATTCAACCAGATGGAATGGTGTCCAGATCATCTTAATTACTCCTTGTGGTTAATTACAATTACTACTAGCATAATGATATGTTAAGATAAAAAAAGCCTCGTAGAATAATCCACATGTCTTGTGGAATATTCTACGAGGCTTTTTGAATACTCTACGTTGTTGAGCATTCTTGATTATCATATTCTTTGGGCCAGTTTTCGTCTACATTGGTTAGATACTTATAGTGTTCTTCATTATTGTCGTCATACTTGAATCGGATGCTATAGTAGCTTCCGAATTCGTGTGGACTGCTTGTTATGCTGAACCTTGATCCTTCTGGTGGTTCACCAAATTGGCGAACGATCTGATCAATAGTTCGCCTTGCTTCCTTTCTTGCTAGGTCTTGGTCGTACTTTGGACCAAGTTGCTGACAAGGTTCTTCAGAAGGCGTAGTTTCAAACTCGTAGTACTCTTTCATATCAATCTCCTTAAGTGGTGTTTGTCAATCTTCTATCGTGTACTCTCTTCTCGCTATCATACGATCCATTTCGTTTCTTAAGGCATCATAATATTTTTCTGAAAAGTCCAAATCGTACAGTATTGACTTTAAAACAATTTTATGCTTATTTAAAGCATCTATTATTTCGGATATATGTATGAATTCTGAGCGGTTCATATCAATCTCCTTTGTTGTCTGGGTCTTGTGTCCATATAGAACCAAGTTCTGAAAACTTTTTAAGTGAAACCAGATACCTTTCTTGATTGTAGTAAGGCTTCTTTGAAACGATGTTGACATATTTCATCTCGCTTCTTAAGCGAGCGTTTTTAGCGCAGATTTGGGCCTCTTGATGGCAAGAACACTCAATAACGTACTTGTTTATTTTTCCTTCCGCTTCACCCCATCCCGACATAAATTTGTCGGTCATTGTCACGAATATAGGCATCTTTCTCTCCTGTTGGTTGGATCAAAACCCTTACACTTTCTTATCGTTCACGGCTGAACGATGTTATAGGCAATTTATTTTGCCAAATAGACACCAACACATCCACCATCGCCTGTCGTGTATCCAATTGTATACTTTCTATCACCTTCACTATGAGTGAAGACAATTCTATAGTTTAGGTTTTCGGGTTTTATATTTTCGGGTTCTGGTAGTACATCTGGTAGGTACTCCATCAAGGTTTTGATCATGATATCACGATCTTTATCGTCAAGATCGATGATATCATATGCTTCGTCGCCTTGTAGAAAAATGACTGGTTGCATTGAATTGCTCCTTAAGTGTTTCTTGAAGTGTTTCTTGATTCGACGCTGCATGATACACCCGTCATGATTCTTGGTTGTCCCCAAGCATCAATCTTTATTTTCAATTCCATGACCTTATCCCTTGCTGTTTCATCAGCAGCAAGGGTTAGGGTTTCGTTGTTGTTCCAAATGAATGTCACATGGGCCTTCATTCGCACATTCAAGTTATTCATTTCAACCTCCTTGGTACAATTACTAATCGCTAGGAAGCGCACGAAGTTATAAGTAAAAAAATATCCTGCCATATTGGCAGGATATTTTATGTTTTTATATTGTGTTATATTACCACTTCCAGTTTATTTCACAATATATATTTGGTGGACCGTAGTTAGGTCCGTTCTCTGTGAGACATACTTTGAGAATAGTCTCAACCTTTTTTGATGTAACCGTGAACCGATCTTTCTGTTCGGTGTTCATGGTTGATCTTGGTGCTGGTTCGATTGGTGTTGTATTCCTGAATGGCAATGGTTCAGGAGATTGGATTGTTGGTCTGAATGGTTCGAGGATGATGGGAGGAGTAAAGTGATATGGCTTGTTCTGCTCATCATACAGATCAGGATCTGGGAGTTGCTTGATGATATGTGGGAGTCTTTCTGGTACATAAACCTCAATTATCTCCACTCTCTTGCAGCAACTCGCACAACCTGTTGTGAACAAGGCCAAAAGCATCATGCTTCTCATGGCTTTGCTCCTAATTGTTATTCAGGTAAGAAGATGCTTTCATCGTATCCTTAAAAAAAAGGATAAACGTGAAGACTATCATTAGCATTATGAAGTATCTTTCCATGACACTTATTCCTTTGGGGGATGTAGACGACAATATGCTTGTCGTCTACATCCTTGATTATACTGTTTTTCCTACTGATTTTCTTACAACGATCATGGTTTTCTCAAAAGCATTATCAGGGCAAAGTATTTTCTGATAATTCTTTACCAAATTACCAAGACTGCGTAAGGTCTTCAAATTTTATATTACGTTTATTGGCATATTGTTTTGCCCAATTTATGGCATCGATCATGTCATTGAAGACGTTTAGTGTAATGCAGTTGTCTTTTTCCACTATATCGACGATAAATCCTTTATCTTGCGATATATCGTCGAACCAAACTGTTATCTTTGGCATATGATTCTCCTTTAATCAGATGTCATTCACTTCGGCTTCTTCTTCTTTGAACTTGATATTGACACAAGGGATGACTGTGAAATCAGTTTCGCCTTCTGGCTGGATAGCGAAGTATTCTTTCAGGTCTTTAACCAGAGGTCGAACAATTGCTTTGAAGGTTGAATCCTTTTTGAATATATTCTCAACTGTTCCAAAAGGCCTTCGTACAACGAATTCATAGTATCGATCACGATTGTTCATCTTATTCTCCTTGGTTGGGACTCAGTTAAATTCTTCATCTTTTGAATCTGGATAGCACCCTGATCTTATAGTGAATTGACATGACTTATGGCATGTTTCGTTTTCCTCCCGTTCTTTCTTGTTTTCATCTGTTGGGTCTACCATAACGTCTGAATAGAACATCAGTACCTTTAACCATATACCCATCTTCCTTTCTTCTGGTTGGGCATTAGGGTTACTGCTTGGTATGCGTCGATGGCGTTCTATCCACCTAGATACCACTTTATTCATCCCAACGATCCGCTTAAGCGAAACGTCAGGTTCCTCCATTACATAGTCTTCAGCTTCTTGAAACATATACGGCAATCCGTATGCGTTTGCTATCTCTTGATTACTATCAAATTCCATTGATATAACTCCTTATGCTGCATATGATTTGCAGTTACTGAAGAATTCTTTAGGAATGTAGGCAACAATCTTTTTACGCCCGTCTGCTGGGTCGTTTTGAAGTTTAAGTTGAAGCTCATGATTGTTTGACTCGTAATACAAGGTCTGGCTAGATTGATTCCTTTCAGACCATCCATTGCATCGGGCCTCGTCGAGCATTTCTTGAATTACTTCTTCGGCCTGTTTCTTTTCGACAAGAACTATGTTTTTGTCGAACTTTACAGCGTAGTGGGAGGCAGTTCCCTTCATATCTCTGCCTATCTTGTTCTTTGGGTTGTTAAAACCAAAGAAAGTATCAAAGACTTCAAACAACAAATCTTTGCCTGTTTCCCTGAATTTAATCTGGATGCCCATTCTTTGGCCATTATGTTGGCCCCAAGCGTCAACCTTCTCAAGAAGGTCTTCAGAGTTGGTTGGGTTGGACAGATTCATTCCAGCCCTGTTTAGGGCTTGAATTATCAGGCATTCTTGTTTCTTACCAGCATCGACACGCTGGCGCACATCTTGATTTGCAAGCATTTCTGACTCCTTCTGTTGGTTAAATGATCACTAACCTCTAATCGTTGAAGCACGAACGAAGTTATAACAAAAAAACGGGGCTATCTGATGATTTAATCAGATAGCCCCGTTATAGAATTTATTAGATTATACTTTGCTTATAGATGCTATAGCATTCTTACCATCGTCATTTTCCGAATCTTTTTCATTTTCCCAGACTAGTGTTCTATCTCCTCCATTTTCTAGGTCGCCATCGTGACCAATTACGATGTCTTCTCCGTAAATTTCTTGTAGAACTCCACATGCTTCTTCATAGTTCGTGTAAAATGCTGGTTTGTCTCCATTTGAGAAGCTAATCTCGTACATTTTCATTCCTTTCTGATAGCCTATAGGCTATCGAAACAATTGCGGAACCCATTAGACAGCAGAACAAAGTAAAAAGCCAATTGTGATAAGCTTGCCAAGACCAGTAGCCAAGACCAAAGAATCCAATTGTCTTGGCTATTTCAAACTGCCATTCGAT